CTAGGCCGTCTCCCTCTTCGCCGGCGCCGGTAGCGGGAGCTGGTTGACGATCGAGCGCCGGACCTCGGGCACGTCGTGCGCGTAGGCCATGTAGCTCTCCACGGTCTGCCAGCCGGCCTGGTCCATGGCGACGCGCGCCGGCGCCTGCATGGCGTGCAGTGTGGTCGCCAGCAGGTGCCGGAACCAGTGCTGCGTCACCGAACGCATGAGATCCATGTCGGCGCGCGCCTGGCCGATCGCCTCCCGTGCCTCGTCGACGAGGCCACGCCGGCGCAGCGACAGGGCCAGCTCGAGCGCCTGGCGCCGGCGGGCGGCCACGGCTCTGGCGCGGGCGTTGTTGAACGCCGTCCTGTTGTGGCCGCTGAGCTGGTTGTCGGTGCGGTAGGGCTTGCCGGCCTTTGTGAGGAACAGCGGCCCTTCGCGGTCCCAGAGCCGACCGCGCTTCTTCAGGTATTCGCGGATCGCCTCGGCTGCCGAAGGGTGCAGGGACGCCGTGACCGTCTCACCATTCTTCGTCCGCTCGTAGGTAATCTGCTCGCGGCCGGGCGCCAGGAGGACGGCGCCGAGCTTGGTGGCGAGGACGGCCGACACGCGCTGCCCGGTGCTCCATTCGACCCAGAGCTGCGGCTTCAGGTGCCAGCCGGCATTGTCGATGAACAGCATGATGAGCTCGGGCCGCCACTGGGCGACCTGGCGCCGCTTGCGGTGCCTCGGCTTGCGGGCCGCGGCATCGCGTTCGAAGTGCGGCATGTTCTTGTCAGGAATCCACTGGCGCGGCTTCCTGTGGCACCAGTTCAGGAACGCCATCAACCCGTTTAGGAACCGCTCGCGCGTCGAGGCCGCGGCGCCCGCGATCGAGGCCTCGGCGAAGGACGCCCACTCGGCCGCCGGGATGTCGCCGACTGTCCTGATCTTGAAGCGGAGCGCGATCTGCCGGCTGAGCTTCTTCTCGCGCCAGCCAGGCTTGCGGCCGTGCCTACGCGGTCGCTTGAGGAACTGCTCTAGCGCGATGGAAACGGCACGACTTGGCTGTCGGCCGTGGATCGCTTCCTGGCGGGCTTCGAGCGCCCAGAGATCCCGGAGCGTTTCGGCATCGGGCAGGGTCTCTGCGACGGCGGGGAGGCCAGTACCCTTTCTAACGCGGCGAGAGCGTCGCGATCCGTCGAGGGCTGCCACCCGGACGGTCCCGTGGACGTGCCAGAAGCCGTCGCGTGGAACGATCTGGAGGCCAGGAGAGGCGCGTCGCGGCGCTGCGCGCGATCGGCGTCCTCGGCCAGGATTGCCGCCTCCAGGGCCCTGTATTCGTTCTCCGACCATCTCTTCGATCTGCCGACGTGGTGGTGATGCTGCAACCGCTGGAGATCAGGCCTCCGCCGGCGGTCCTCCGTCAACCGCGACTGCAGCCAGCGCGGCGATTTCCCGAGGCGGCCGGCGACGGCATCAAGGGATTGGTGGTCGATGTCGGCCGGTGCCTGCACGATGCTGTCATTCGGGCCGGGATTCACGTTTTGCCCGCCCGATATGATATCCTGAAGATATGCCTACACCGCTCTGGGCCCTGGACCCCGTAAGCCAGAAGCGCATTGCCGAGGACGAGATCGAGTTTCTCCTCGACGAAATCTCGGACCGCGGTCGCCCGATCGACGACTGGGAGAAGTCTGCCCTGGTCGACGGCATCGCTGCCGTCGTGCGGGGCCAGTACGGCCTCGCCATTGCGTGTGCCGACCTCGCGGACACGCCGCCCGAACGCCGTTCGCCTCAGTCGCCGCCGCCACCGGTCGAGCACCGGCGCGCCACTCCGCGCGATCTCCGTCGCTGGCTGGCCTACGCCAAGGCTTGTCCGCTCCCGCCGCATCTCGTTCCCTACGCCTAGACCCGCACCGGCATGACGATCTGCAGCCGGCTGGCGTCGGCCGGATCGGTCAGCGCGATCGGCGCACCGGGATCAGCGTAGCGCAGGCAGACCGTGGTACCCTGCAGCGCATCGAGGGCTCCGGCGAGGTACTTGGCGTTGACGCCGACCGGCATCTTGGTCGAGGTCTGGGCGTCGATCTCGTCGCTGATCTCGCCGCGATCGGCGTCCTTGCCCAGCAACTCGATCGAGCGGTCGTTCGGCGTCAGCTTCAGCGCCCGCATCTTGTCCGACACGATCGCGACGCAGCGCTTGGTCGCCAGCAGGAAGGCGTTGCGGTCGACCTCGAAGCCCGTCGCCACGTCCTTCGGGGGGCAGACCCGCTCGTAGTCCGGGAATGTGCCGTCGATCAGCTTGGTCCGGAACACGACGTCGCCGGCGAAGGTGGCGAGCGCGTGATCGTTGATCGCCAGCTCGAGCGTGTCGGTCTTCGCGGCAAGGGCCATGATCTCGGCCGTCGATGCGCTCGGGATGATGATGCCCGGCAGGCCCTCGGGAAGGTCGGCGACCGGGAGGGTCGCGCGCGCCAGGCGATGCCCGTCCGTCGCCACGCAGACCAGCTCGCCGCCGGCCGCATGAAGGTACGTGCCGTTGAGGTAGTAGCGGGTCTCCTCGTTCGACTGGGCATGGGCAACGGCGCCCAGGGCTGCGTGCAAGGCGGCGCCGTCGACGACAACCGTCAACGTGCCGCTGCCCTGGTCGTTGAACTTCGGGAAGTCCTCCGCGGGCAGCACGGCGAAGGCGGCCCGCCCGCGGCCGGCACGCAGGGTGAGCCGGCCGTCGACCTTCGGCAGCTCGAATTCGATCTGCGTTCCCTCGGGCGCGTTGGAGACGAACTCGGCCAGGGTCCGCGCGTTGGCGGTGGTGGCGCCGGCCTTGGCGAGCTCGACGGTCGGCACCGCGACCTCGACCTGGCGGTCCATGTCGGTGGCAATCAGCACCGCCTTGCCGTTCTTGCGGGCCTCGATCTGGACATGGCTCAGCATCGGGATGGTGTTCTGGTTGCCCCGGACCGCAATGCGCGCGGCGCGCTGCAGCGGCTTGAGGATCGCTGCCCGTTCGACGACGAATTTCATGCGTTCTCCTTGTCGCGCATTTGCGACTGCAGCTTGGTCAGGATGGCGGGCGGGAAGGCGTAGCGCTCGAGCAGGCAGATGGCGTACTCGTGCCGGCCCTCGGCGACGTGGATGCCGATCTCGCCGTGCAGCCAGCGCGTGAGGTCGTCCCAGAGCGGCTCCCGGTAGACGAAGTCGTCCATCTCAAGGGCTTCGCCGTCGACAATGATGTCGATCTCTGCCCATCGGGCGAGCTGGTGGCGAGTCTCGGCGTCGTCGCGCCGGCGCAGCGCGAAGAGCAGCTCCTCGCGTCGATGGGGAAGGATGTCGGCCGTTACGTTCTGAGGGTCGACCGTGTCGCCCGAGATCAGAAGGGGGGGGCGGCATCACTCGATCCCCATCCGCTTCATGACCTCGGCGACGTTGCCGTTGAACTCGCCGATCGTCTCGAGCACGGCGCGCAGCGCGTTGCGTTCGCCGACCAGTCGCATGATCGTGTCGGGCGGCGTCGAGGCCATGGACGGGTCGAAGGTGGGCCAGGCCGGAAGGGTCGATCGCTGCGCCCAGCGCGACAGGCGCCGCAGCTCGGCGTCGGTCAGGGGCTCGACCACCGGCGTCTCGGCCGGGGCGGTCACCGAATCGGGCATGCGATCTCTCCATCGGTCGGCTCGGGATCGGACAGCGGCGCGTCCATGGGCGTACCGAACACGGCGAGCCGCAGGGCGCGCACGCGTTCGTCGAGGGCGGCGGTCAGCGCCTGGCTGCGTCGCGGCGGGGCGTGGCCGGTCAGCGCGTCGACGACGTCCTGGACGTGGTTGCCGAGGCTGCCGATCTCGGGCAGCACGCCCAGGAGCTGCGTCACGGCGCCCAGCCGGCGCTCGGCGGCGTACTTCATCGACAGCGCCAGGCTGTAGACGTCGGCGTCGACTGTCTCGCGGCTTGCCTGCCGCCCGCGCGAGACGAGGATGAGGCCGGCGCCGTGCAGCGCCCGCACCAGGGCCTCGCCGAACGCCGTTCGCCACGCCTCGACGGTGGCGGCGCCGCGGGCCGCGTCGATCGCCGTCATCACCGCGGCCTCGAGGTCGGCCGGGACGAGCAGGATCTCGCCGCCCGGCAGAGCGAGGCCGTGGCCCATCTCGGCGGGGACGGCGACCTGGTCGGCGTCAGTCATAGGTCTCTCCCAGGGAGCGCACGCCCGACCGTGCCAGGGCGGCCGGGAAATGGGTGTCGATCTCGATCGGGGTGAAGCCGCCGCCGAGCAGCTCGTCCCGCGAGATCGACCCGCCGCCGGTGACGCGGCGGGTGATGAGGTCGGCCATGCGCCGCACGAGGTGCCGCGAGGTCTCGCGGCGGGGCCCCGGCGTGAAGATGTCGGCGAGGTCCCTCATGCCGCGGCCTCTTGGGCGGCTGGCTCCTGCTCGTCCGACTCGTCGACGAGATCCTCGAGGTCTTCGTCGTCCTCGTTCTCGTCCTCGATCGACTTGGCGAGATCGGCGGGCAGGGTTGCGCCTATCGAGGCGTAGACGGCGGCCCGAACGGCGTTCGGCCGCGTCCAGTGGTTCACACCCAGCTCGAGCCCGACGAGGCGGGCCAGCATGAGTTCGATCTGGTCGTCGGGCTGAGCGCACAACCAGGTCCACAGTCTGTCCTCGCCCGTGTCGGGGGCGTCGTAGAAGTCCCAGCGCTCGCCATCGAACTCGACGATACCGGCGAGCTGCTCCTTCCACGGGCCCATGAACTCGCCGGGGTCGTCCTCGAAGACCAGGTCACCGAGATTGCCCATCGTCGCGTAGACGATCAGCCGTTTGACAAGACCGGGATGGCCGGCCATCCGCGCCTGGAGGTCTTCACGAAAGGCCTGGACCGCCCGCTGGCTGTTCTTGTGCGCCTGCTTCTCGTCCTGCCTCTCGCGCTCTTCCGTTCGCTCGGCCTTGGTCTTCTCCGCCTTCTTCGCGTACAGCGCGGCCTTCAGCACGCCCTTGTAGACGACGACCTTGCGGTTCTCGATCGTGACCAGCGCCGTGACGTCGTCCTTCGCCAGGCCCTTGCGTCGGGATTTGGCCTCGCGCTTGTCAGCCCACTGCCGGATCGGCTCGCCGTTGTCGGCCCAGACCCAGCCGTTCAGCGACTTAACGACGGCCGCGCCCGGCCACTCCTCGGCAAGCTTGTCTGCCTTGGCCTCGGCCGCAACCGCCTGCAACTTGTCGAACGATTCTGCGTCGGCGAAGAACTTGCGCTTGCCGTCGCTGACGATCTCGCCGGTGTAGAGCTTGTGATCGAACGCCGCGTGACCGGCCGGAATGACGTGGTTCTCAAGCTCCCGCTGGATGTGGGCGGCGGTCGTGTGGTCGTAGACGTGTACCTTGGTCTGCAGCTTCTGCGGCCAAGCCGCGAGCGCGCGCGCCAGCTCGATCTTCAACGTCCCCTCGACCAGCCTCTTGCGCCAGCCCGGTGCGAGGTTACGGGCGATGTCGAGTCGCTGTCCGACGAAACGGTCGGATCGGCCGATCGCTCGCCCGATCGCCGTCGCGTTCCACTTCTTCGGGTCGACCTCGTGCAAGGCGAGCAGCGCATCGGCCTCTTCGGCTGGCGAGATATCCTCGCGCTGCAGGTTCTCGATGATGCGCAAGGCCTTCGTTGTCCCGTCGTCGTCGCCCTCGCGGACGACGCAGAGGGCCTCGGCCGTCTTGTTGAGCTTCAGCGCCCGAAAGCGCCGCTCGCCGGCGATGATCTCGAAGCGCTTGCCGACCGGCCGCACGACGATCGGCTGCAGCAGGCCCTGCTCGGCGATCGACGCGGCCAGCTCCTTCAGCGACTCTTCGTCGAAGGTCTTGCGCGGGTTGTCGGCCGACGGCTCGATGTCCTTCAGCGCGATGACGCGGGTGCCGCTGGCGACCTCCGTCGTCTCGACGCGAACGGCGTTCGGCGGGGCGCCAGCCGGTGCCGCGGCGGCCGCCTCGGGCTCACCGCTGAGGAGCCCCTCGACCGTGGTGCCCATCGCCTTTGCGAGGCGCCCGGCCGGCTCCATGTTCAGCGAGCCCTTGAGCCCGCGGGTGATCTTGCTGAGATCTCCCTTGTCGATGCCGGCGAGCTGAGCGAGCCCGGCGATGGTCGTCTCGGGATGGGCGGCTAGCCACGACACGACCGCCTTCTGCAGCGGCGACTGGAACTTGTTGACCATGATGATGAGATCCCCTGTCAGTCTTCCGCGGCGGTGTGGTGGGCATGCAGGAAGCCGCGCCGCGGGGTGGCGGCCTCCGGAGACGGGGTAGGTGCGTCGGCGCCGTGCATCGGCAAGCGCGCGATGCGCGCCTTGATCTCGGCGAGGTGCCAGCCGATGCCGCGCAGCTCGTGCGCCCGGCAGGGCCGGCGGTAGCCGGTCGGTTCGCCCTGGCGATCGAGGAAGACGACCAGGACGCGGCCGTCCGGCAGCCGCGCGCTCAGCGCGACGTCGGTCCCGGCCAGGGTGAGGGGAGGGCGTGCCGTCACTTCGACGCGGCGGCGGCAATGCCGCCCAGGACGAACAGCACGGCGGCGATCAGGGCGACGGCTTCCAGCATCACCGACCCGCCATCAGCTTGCGCAGCTCGGCCGCCTGGATTTCGACCTGACCGACCTTCTGCAGCAGGCGCGCCACCTGCGGCGTCGCCGGGCAGGCGAGCGCGTGGTCGGCAAGGTCGGCGGCGTTCTCGATCGCCGCGGTCAGCAGGTTGAGGCGGGCTTCCTCGTCGGCCTCGAGGCGGCGGAAGCTCACGGGCGCCTCCGCAGCGTGAGAGCGTCGATCGCCATGGCGAGCAGGCCGCCGGCGACGATCATGAGCGCGATCGTCGCGGCGCTCACCGGTTGGCGCCCAGCTTGGCGGCGACCCGCAAGGCGAGGCCGTCGGTATCGAGCGAGACGAATCCGAGCCCGTCGAGGGCACGGTCAACACGGCCGCATTCCAGGCAGTCGGCGATCGTCTGGGCCGCGAGTTCGTAGCGTCGGCGCAGCTCGCGCAGGGCGTCCCGCTCGGCGGCATTCAGCCGCTCGGTGGAGAAGATCGGCAGGCCGGCCGGCGGGCGGACGGGCGCCGAACGGCGTTCGGGATCGAAGGTGCTGGCGTCGGGCATGGGCGGCTCCTCTTCAATGGAGCGCATAATCGTTTAAATAAACGCCAAGTCAACTGGAAACGTGAAAATAAACGCCGACCGTAGATTACAGTGACGACGCGCCAAGCGGCTATAGTTCGAGGTCTGGAGGTTGCATGACGAGAGTTTTCCTCGCGGTCGCAACGGTCTGCGCGACCTTGTTGATGCCGCCGCTCGGTGCGTCGGCGCAGGTCGTGCGGGTCGATCGCACCGACAAGATGACCGACAGGAGGATCGTGTTCCTCGTTGCGCCCGCCCACGATGGCAGGTCGGCGTTCTTCGTAAACTGCAGCGGCTATTCGGTGCGGTCCTATGAGCTGGCGGCGCTGCCCGGACGGGTGAAGCTGCTGACGCGGATCGATCGGAATAGCCCCATGCCGGCGGACGGCGAGGTAAAGCCACCCGAGACGTTGACGTTCGCACCGGCGAACGCCGATGGTTTTGCAACGGAACTTTCCGCGGCACGTCGACTGGTCGTTCGGATCGAGGGCGGGACGGCGAAGGAGTTCGACTTCGACTGGTCGTCGGACCACAAGGAAGCCTTCGCCGCCGCCGCGGAGGCCGCGGGCGGGGACCGTCTTTCGGCGGGTTTCGGATACGAGATTCTGACGGGTGGCGCGAGCCGGGCGGCGGCAGGCCAGTATCCGACACTCGCCTCTCTTCTCAACGCGATCGGAGTGAAGTGGCGAGACGCCGGGCGGCCGCTCGACACGGGCGCATACATCGGCGGTGTGATGGACGTCATGCGACGCAGCCCAGACAGACGGCAGGTCGAGGACGCCGGCAACGTGCTATTCGGCCCGAGCTGGACGGCGATTCGCGGCCTGGTGCAACACGGCGCGCCGGTGAGCTATACGGACCTCAACCGGCCGATGGCGGTGCAGATCTCCTGGCTGCGCCGGAACTGCCCCTCAAGCTGACCTTCCGGCTCAGATCCTGCGGTTGACCCAAGGCAGCGCAGCTACGCTCACCACGATCTGGTCCTCGAAGGCGGGCTCGGCGGGGTTGACGCTGAGCAAGGTGTAGCGCCCGCGCTTGCTGCCGCGGATCAGCTTTTTCACCAGCCGCCGTCCGTCCTTTAGGTCGGCGATTACGACGCTGCCGATGCGTTTCTCCGGCGGTGCCGGGTGCGGCTCGGGAAAGATCACGTCACCGTCGTGGAACATGGGCACCATCGAATCGCCCTTCACGCGGTAGCCACCGCCGACCAGCGGCGCGAGGCCCGCCGGCACCGTGACGTAGTCGACCGCCTCATCGCCCTGGAACGGCACGATCTCGGCACCGGCGCCGACGTAGGACCGGATCGGTATGTCGCGCTCGCCGGCCTCTTCGCCGCGCAGCACCGCGATCGGCACGTTCTGGTTGGCCGCCAGCTTGCGATAGGTCGCGTCGTTCAGCGAGCGCGTCCGCCCGGAGAGAAACCATCGGACGGAAGATTCGCTGACGCCTGCTGCCTTGCACCAGGTCGTGCGCACGAGGTTCCGGCTGGTCATGAAGTCTCTCAGCGCCTTGCGCAGCCGCTCGACCTCCGCATGGGAAGCGTTGTTTTTCACGTCCGAATAGTCGCAGTGACGTGAAAAATAACGAAGCGTTGACTTAAACGCGCCACTGGATATAGGGTCGTGGAAATAAACGCTCCCGGTTGGTTCATGCATCTTCCCTCGCCCGCGACCTTCAACACCGTGCTGGACCGCATCCGCGCCTTCGCCGAGGCGCGAGGCTGGAAGCCGGCACGGCTTGCCCGCGAGGCGCGGCTGTCGGACGTGACGACCCGCAGCATGGCGCGACCGGACTGGGCACCTTCGGGCAACACGGTCCGGGCGCTCGAAGCGCTGATTCCCGCCGACTGGAAGCCCGGCGACCCGCTGCCCGCGCCGTCGGTGCCGAACGGCGTTCGCGAGTCCAGCGCAGCGGTGTCGGCGGCCCCGGGAGAGGGGCCATGAGGGCGACGATCTGGATGTCGGGCGGCCGCAGCAGGAGCTTGCTGCTCGATGTGACGCTCGACGGCGAGCGACCGGGCCCGCGAGTGGTGCAGCCCTCGTCGGTGTCGTTCTCGGCCCCAAAGGCGCCGGCGAAGTCGGAGCGAGTCATCGTCGAAGATCTGGGCGTACCGCTCCGAGGCGGCCACCATAGCGCCAGGCCGCCTTTCTGGGGCCGGCGCACATGACCCGTCCCGCCTTCAAGCCGATGAAGCCGCGCCCGCCCGGCACCGTGAAGGGTTGCGTCGCCGATCTCTACGCGCAGGTGGGTGGCGTCGAGCGCGTCATGGTCCGTCTCGGCACCGGCCAGGCGGCGACCTACGCCTATGCCGACCCGACGCGCGAGGACGAGATCTCGTTCGCCCGGGTGGCTGCGCTCACCTCGCGCGAGGCGACGGCGGCCGTCGAGTTCCTGGCGAGCCTCGCCGGCGGCGCCTTCGTGCCCATGCCAAAGACCAATTCCGAGGTGGGCCAGCTCACCGCCGATGCCGTGCGCCAGTCCGGCGAATCGGCGGCGCAGCTCGTCCAGGCACTGCTCGACGGGAAGCTGTCGCCCGACGAGGCGCGCGCCGCGCTGCCCGATCTGACCGAGGCCGTCCAGGCCTACGCCCAGCTTCTGTCGACAGTCGCCGCCATCGCGCGCGGGGAGGAGGGACGATGAACAAGACCATGACGTTTGCCGTGCTGCGCGAGGCCAACGTCGCGCGACTGCCGCACTTCAGGAACAAGAAGGGCCAGCCTGCGCACTCTCAGGCAGATGGTTCAGACTGGGCCCTGTCGACCTGGTGCAATGCTGTTCTCGGCGAGTTGGGAGAGCTGGCGAACCTTGTGAAGAAGGTCGAGCGTGGCGACCTTACGCTCGACGAAGCGCGTGCCGATCTCGGCAAGGAATGCGCCGACGTGGCGACCTATCTCGATATCCTGGCCTTCAGGATCGGCATCGACCTCGGTCAGGTCACGCTCGACAAGTTCAACGAAGTCAGCCGCCGCGTCGACGCTGGTGTCTTCATCGAGCCGACCGCGGCCGGCCCGACCGTCATGGTGCGCCGGTGATTGACCAGCAGGGCGACACAAAGGTCACCGCCCGGTGTGAACGGCACGGCGATTGGCAGCTCACCGCGAGCGGCCGGCGCTTCTGGCTGCTTGACCCGCGCGCCGATGAAATCGACATCGACGACATCGCGCACCATCTGGCGCGCATCTGCCGCTGGGGTGGTGCGCCGACCGGCCACTATTCCGTCGCCGAGCATTCCGTCCATCTGGCGACCCATTTCGCGAACAGGCGTGAACCTGTGCTGGCGCGCTGGGCCCTGCTGCATGACGCGGCCGAAGCCTACCTGGGTGACATCGTCAGACCGTTGAAGCCCTACATCCACGGCATTGGCCCTTACGAGCGCCAGCTCGAGACGATGATCTGGTCGAAGTACGGCCTCGTCGGCGATCTGCCTGCCGAGGTCGTGCGGGTCGACACCGCCATCCTCGGCGATGAGCGCGACCAGCTCTTCGGCCCGAACAGCGTCCACAGCCGCAATAAGCGGCCGGGAGAGACCGGCATCGGCGCCCGCATGGTCCAGATGGAAGCGCCGGAAGCGAAGCGGGCCTTCCTAGCCGTCTTCGCGGCGTTGTTCCTGGGGGCGTGAAGCATGCCTGCCGTTTCACGGGAAACTTCGGCGCAAACGGATTGCATCGAACGGCGGCGCTATCGTTCGCCGGCGCGGCGCGCTGCCGCCGACGAGGTGCGCGCCGCGATCGTGAAGGCGGCGCTGGACTACGTCGAGCTCGGCAACTTCCGGCCCACCGGCGTCGAGATCGCCGCGCGTGCCGGCGTCCATTCGGCGACGATCACGCACCGCTTCGGCTCGATCATGGGCCTCTATCGAGCGGTCGCCGAGGAGCATCCAGCCGCCGTCGCCAAGGCCGCCGGCCTGTTCTTCACCGTCCATCCCATCGACCAGCCCAACATCGTCTGGCTGCTGATGACCGGCACCCGCCCGGGTTCCTCGTCAGGGACGCCGCTATGACCGGCGAGGAGACGGGCATCCTGGTCGCGCGCCTCCCGGAGGCGCGCCGCTACGAGCCGATCATCGTCACGACGCTGCGGCGGTACGTGCGGCGGCAGGCCTCGCCGTCGCTGCTGCATCGCATCGCCGGCAGCCCGGCGCACTACCGCACGCTCAACCAGGTCTGGGATCTCGACGGTCGCGGGCTGGGCGAAGTGCTGTCTCTGCCCCGGGCCAAGGACCTGCCGACGCTCGGTCTCGAGCTGTCGACCGAGGAACGGCGCATCGCACTCTTCCAGATCATCGTCGACTACGCCCGGGCCGGCTGGGCGATGCCGACCACGCTCAACCTAGCGGCGTTCTTCGGCGTGTCGCGCACCACGATTGACAACGACATCGAGATGCTGCGCGCCGAGGGCCGGATCGCCTGCGAGCGCGAGCCGAAAGCGAAGATGACGCGGCGGGTGATCCGGCTCGTCGAGGAGCCGGCGCCATGAGGACCGACGCGATGTCACGGTCCTGGGACGACGAGACCTGGGAGAAGCGCAAGCGCAACGTCGTCGAGCGCGTGGCGATCGACGATGTGATCGGCCGGGTGGTGGCACTGAAGGGCAAGTCGGGCGGCCGGTCGCTGGTCGGGCTCTGTCCCTTCCACGCCGAAAACTCGCCGTCGTTCACGGTCTATCCGCACGGCGGCCAGAAGGTGAAGGTCGGCTTCTTCGTCTGCTACGGCTGCCAGGCCAAGGGCGACGTGATCTCGTTCGTGATGCGCCAGCAGGGCCTCGAGTTCAAGGACGCGGTCGAGCTGCTGGAAAGCCAGAACGGTATCGACCACCTCAAGCCCTCGCCGGCGGCGCGCAAGCCCGCAGTTGCACAGGTCGGCGACCGCGACCGGCTGAACCGCAGCCATGAGCTCATGCGCCGGTCGACCGCCCTTGTCGCCGGCGGCACGGTCGATCGCTATCTGCGGCAGCGCGCGATCGTGCCGCCGGCGGAGTACGGCATCGGGGACGCGACGCTCAACGCTGGCTGGCCGCCCGACCTCCGCTATCTCGAGCGCTGCTGGCACTACCAGGAGCGCCGCGAGTTTCCGGCGATGATCGCGGCAATCCGCGCACACGACGGCACGCTGCTGACGGTCCACCAGACCTTCCTGGCGCGTGGCGAAGGCGGCGCCTGGACCAAGGCGCCGGTGAAGAAGGCGAAGCTGGTGGTCGGTTCCTACGAGCCGGGCTTCATCCGCCTCGGGCCCGACGCGGACGAGATGGTGGGCGGCGAGGGGATCGAATCGTCGCTGTCGGCGATGCAGCTCTGGAAGCGCTCGGGCATCGCCTTCGTGAACTCCGGCCGCATGAAGACGGTCGAGCCGCCCTTCGCCTGCCGGGATTTCATCTACGCCGCCGACAAGGGCGGCAAGAACGGCACGCGCTGGGGCGAGATCTTCGCGCATGAGGCCCGGCGCGCCGACTGGAACATCGGGCGCACCGTCGCGGTGAAGATCCCGAACCTCGCGGCCGAAAAGGGCGACTTCAACGACCTGGTGCAGCTCAGGGCCGCGGCCGAACGGCGTTCGGGGGTGCCGGCATGACGACGCCTGCCCTCCATGGCGCCGCCGCGACGGCCAAGCGCCGGGCCGAGAAGGCCTCGACCGACATAGGGCCGCCGCCCAAGTTGAAGTGGATCGCCGTCGACAAGCTCGCGGTCGACCGCCGCTACCAGCGCGAGCTGGGAGACAAGAACCGCGCGCACATCAACCGGATCGTGCGCGAATTCAACTGGCTGTTCTACCAGCCGATCTGCGTCGCGCCGGCGGCCACCGGGGGGGGCTATCTGGTCATCGACGGCCAGCACCGCCTCGAGGCGGCGAAGAAGCATCCGCTGGTCGACGAGCTGCCCTGCTACGTGGTCGAGGCGCCGGACGTCCGCATGCAGGCAAAGGCTTTCGTCGCGCTGAACGCGCGCCGCATCGGCATCACCCGGCTGCACCGGTTCTGGGCGGCGGAAGCCGGCGGCGATCCGACGGCCAGGCGGATCGCGGCGCTCTGCGCAAAGGCCGGCGTGACGATCGTGCGCTCGGCGCAACGGCTGCCGCCCAAGGCCACCTACGCGACCACCACGTTCGAGAAGCTGCTGCCGCTCGGCGACCCGGCGATCTCGGCCGGCCTCTCCATCCTCGCCGAAGCGCAGGGCGAGGCCGAGGACGCCTTCAAGGCCTCCAACATCGCCGCCGTGGTCAGGATCGTGGCCGAGATGGGACGGGCGCTGCATCGCCCGACCTTCGTGTCGATGCTCGCGGATCTCGACCTGGACGACGAGATCGGCCGGGCGCGCGTTCACCGGGCCCGCGAGGGCGGCACGATCGAAGCGGCGCTGCAGCGGCTGCTGCGCAAGCGCTACGACCGCGCGATCGAGAGGAGGAACCAGCCATGATCAATAGCGCCGCGCGAGTGCGCGATCTCGAGAAAGCGATCGACTTCGCTCTGCCCGCCCTCCCTGACGGCGAGCAACGCCGCAACCTGATCGCGGTCCGCAGAGGCCAGCTTGCGGCCCCGCCCTGGAAGGCATGGGCCTCCCGTCAGCGATGGTGGACCCTGGCGGGCGTGGCTGTGCTGGCCGCGCTCGTCCTCGTCGCTCTTGGCTATGCGATCTGGACGGTCGTGTGGATCGCCAGAGTTCTGAACGATCCGCTGCTGCTGCAATGGGGAAAGCTGCGATGACCCGGGTCCGCAGGCCTGTCATGGACCACTGCGAGTGCTGCGGCTGCCCGCTGCGCGAAGGCGACATGGTCTTCGGCTACGACGACGGCCCGACCTTCTGCTGGCAGCACGCGCCGACGTGGAACGAGTTGAAGGCCATGCAGGACGAGCTGATCCCCGACGGCATCTTCGATGACGCGTTCGGTGACGCCGAGGAGGCGAAAAGGGCCAGACAGGAAGTGCTCGATCGGATCGCCAAAGGCCACGGCGATCGGCACGTCGCGAGCATCCTTTGATGGCGCTACCTGTCTTCGCCCAGCCACTCCTTCCAGAGGCCGCGGCGGTGCGCACGCGCGGAGGCCTCGGCTTTCGAGTACACAATCGCCGTCTCGATCCGGTCGGGATGCTTGCCGAGATAGAAGCCGTAGGCGAGGCCGGCATCGAGCACCGCCTTGGTGATGTCGGTGCCCTGGCCCGTCGTGCAGCTCGCCACGATGCGGCAGTAGCCGTCCCATTCGATCGGCTGGCAGGCGACCTTGTGATCGGCGATGGCGAGGAGATCGGCGACCAGGGCGCGGGCCCTCATGCCGGCGATTGTTTCACCCTTTTGCGCGTCGCGCAGCTCGGGCGCGTTCATGCCCCAGAGCCGGATCGCCGGGTAGGGCGACACGCCGACGATCGTGTCGCCGTCGCCGGCGAAGGCGACGCCGGCGTAGGCCGCGGGCAGCGCGCCGCAATCCTTCGACTTCTGTGCGAGGGCGGGCGAGGCGAGGGCCGTCAGCGCGGCGGCGAGCATCAGCAGTTTCATGGGCTGCATGGTCCGTGCCGATTGCGACCGCCGCGCGGCGATCCCGCGGCGGTTGCGGGATGAGTTGTGAAGTTGCGTGAGTGGTGGCGAACGGCGTTCGCGTAGCGGGGAGCGATGGCCAACAAAGAAGAAGAAGACATCGACGACTTCGCCGTCGACTCGGAGGACCCGGCGCCTCGCGACGACGGCGAGCCCGGACCGCCCGACGGCTGGGAGCTGCCGACCTGGTACAGCGTGGCCGAGGGCGACTGGTACGTGCGCCTGCCGCACGGCTGGCGCCGCGATCCCTGTCCCGTGCGCCCGCTGGGCGGCGTCGACGGGCAGTACGTCTTCGTCACGGCCTTCGGCGAGATCCGGCGCTTCACGTCCGGCCAGCTCCACGGCCGCGGCGGGCTGCCCGACCTGTTCGGCGGCTCGATGTGGTGGCCGCTGCGCCACTTCCGCAAGTACAACCACGAGAAGAAGCTGCTTACCGGCGGACTCCAGCAGCAGGTCTGCGCCTCGCGTCTCATGCGCTGGTGTCTCGAGGTCGGCGGCTACTACGACGAATCGCGACCAGCGCACTCGATCGGCACCTGGCGAGACGCCGACGGCCTGCCGGTGGTGCATGCTGGCGACCGCATCTTCCATGCCGGTCGGGTCTACGATCCCGGCGTGAAGATCGACGATGCCGTATTCGTCATCGGGCCGCGACGCGAGGCGCCGGCGCACGACACGAACGACCGCGGCGGCTTCGCCTGGCAACCGGGCCCGGCCGAGCTCGGCAGGGTGGTGGCTGGCCATCTCGACGAATGGGCGTGGGCGACGCCAGAGTCGCAGGACCTGTTCCACGGCGCGCTCCATTGCAACATGCTGGGTTCCTGGATCGCCTGGCTGCCGCACATCTTCGTCGAGGCGCCGTATTCCTCGGGCAAGACGCTGCTGCTGCGCTACGCGCGCACGCTGCTGGGCGGCGCCAGTCACGACATCCAGCGAAACTACACGCGCGCGCACTTCGAGCAGAACTTCATTGGCACGGCGCTCTGCTTCCCGGTCGACGAGACGGAGAACGACAGCGAGCCCGACCGCATCCGGAAGATCATCGAGTTCGTGCGCCTGCTGTCGGATGACGGCGCCACCGGCGGACGCGGCACGGCCTCGGGCAAAGGCCGTCGAATCGACGTGCACGGCGCCATGCTGATGGCAGCGACGATGACCGAGGAGTGGCTGCCGCAGGACCGCTCGCGCATCACGCTGCTCGAGCTGCGATCGTTCCGCGACCGCAGGGACCATCCCCCCGTGCCCCCCGAGACGATCACGGCGATGTTCAAGGCGGCGGCCGAGATGTCGCCGAAGCTGCGGGCGCGGGCGCTCGCAACCGCCCAGCTTTTCCGCCAGAACCTGCGGGTCGCGCGCGAGGCGATCCTGAGAATGGGCGGCATCCCGCGCGACGCCGACCAGCTAGGCCATCTGATCGCCGGCTGGCGGACGATGACGAGCGACGATCCGCTCGATCCGGAGGACCACGAGGAACTGACCCGGTTCCGGCCCTACATCGTGTCGCTGCAGGAAGCCGAGGATGGCGAGGACGAGCCGAACGAGCTGCTCAACATCATCTTCGGCCTGGCCCCCAATGCCTGGGAAGGAGGCAGCCGGCCGACGATCGGTCAGATGATCGCCGACGGCCGCGAGCCGAACGGCACGGTCGCGCGGGAGAAGCTGCCTCGCTACGGCATGCGCCTTGAGCGGCGCAAGGACGAAGGCTGGAACGAGGCCTGGCTGCTCATCGCCAACAAGCATCCGGGGCTCGACGAGCTGCTCGCCCGATACCCGCGCTACCAGGGGAAGAAGCGCGCCACGATCCTGAAGCAGCTTCGCCGCGCCGTCGGCGGCGTGGAGTGGCGTGCCGTGCCGAGCGACGGCGAGCAGTCTCGCCTGCGATTCGCCGGCATGCAGTCGCGCTACCTGCAGATCCCGCCGGTCTTCCTGCCCAGCCAGGACGAGGAGACATCGTGATGTCCCGGCTGAGTCCCGGTGGAGTCCCACCCGATGTCCCGCCTGAAAGTGCCGATGGCATCGACATCCGAAGGCAAAGCGGGACAACGGGACAAAGAAGCGAGGGGCGAGGCGTGCGCGCGCACGCGCGCACGTGAGAAGGACCTCTTTTCTTTGTCCCACTGTCCCATTTCCAAGAAGAGTGAAGGAAATCAAATGAGTAGTGCGGGACAAACGCTGGGACAGAGCCGGGACGAGGTGGGACAAACCGAAATCGAGCCGGTGGGACGTCCGTGGCGGCCTCGGTCGGACGATGGCTCCCGTGCGGTGCTGGTCAGCGAGCGCCGCGCGGTGTTCCTGCGGAAGGCGGACATGCCGCTCGATGCGGCGCTGCCCGAGGAAGTCACCGGGCTCGGCCCGATGCCGACCGACTGGACGTGGGACCTGGTGCATTGCCGGCTGGTGAGCGTGCATGCGCTCTTCGTCCGACTTCCGCCGCCGCGCGTCCCGGCGCTCTATCGGTCGTTTCTCGGCAACCTACAGCCGCAGGAAGCCGGTCCGCTGCGCAGGCCGCTGTCGCCGGAAGAGGATGCCCGGCTCAACTGGACGTGGGACCGGCTGTTCTGTTGGTCGGAGATCGACCGAGCCGTGCTGATGGGCGTCATGTCGGGGAAGTCGGTGCGCATGATCTCGAAGATCACGTTCGGTATTGCGGCTCAGCGCGGTGGACGTGGCATCAGCAAGAGCGGCGTTCACCGGCTCTATCGGCACAACACGACGATTATGAGCGAGGAATGGAATGCTGCTCGCGTCGCCATCGATGCCGACACGCGCGAGGTGTGGCTGAGCAAGGCTTCAAAAAAAGTCTAGAGAGGGCTGGACACGTGGGACAGTTTGGACGTAGTTTTTTGATATTGTAGCGCCAGACGCGCGCAGAGAACGCCCCAGCCTCAGAGCGGGGCGTTTTTGTTTGGTGGTTGGTCATGCGCATTCGAGTGGTCAGCGATATCGACCGCTTCACCCGCAACATGGAAGATGCCGCTCGTCGTCATGTGCCCTTCGCGATCGCGAGGGCACTGACGATGACGGCAAAGGACGCGCAGGTCGACGTCCGCGAAGAGCTGCCGAGGCGGTTTACGATCCGCAACAACTGGGTGCCCAACGGCATCCGCATCAAACCCGCGACCAAGACGGCGCCCGAGGCCATCGTCGGATCGCTCGAGCCGTTCATGGCGCGGCAGGAGACAGGTGGCCGCAAGAAGCCGCGGAGCAGCTCGCGCATTGCCGTGCCAGTGAATGCCAGGCGCAACAAAAGAGCCATCATCCCGAAGGGGCAGCGGCCCGGTGCGTTGAAGGGCAAGCCCAAGGTCTTCTTGGTGAAGACGCCCTCGGGTGCCGGCATCCTGCGGCGCCTCGGGAAGAAGCGCTACCCGGTGCAGATCCTGTACTGGCTGAAGCGGGGTGTGCAGGTGAAGCCGCGCTTCGGCTTCCAGCAGACGACGGGCACGACGGTCAGGGAGCGGTTCGGGCCCAACTTCGTCGAGGCACTGAGCCAGGCGATGGGGCATCGGGGATGAACGGCGTTCGGGTCCGCGAGCGGGTCCTTCCTGGCCGGGTCCCCACAGCGGGTAACGCGCACCGCTTTGGTTTTCTAGTAAGCATCTGAAAAATTTGATGAAACGCCGTGTTTCCCATGTCGTGGAAACGGAAACGGCGCATGGAAACCCCGCCGCGAAAGAGGCGGGAGCCGCAGCGTTGCAGCGCTGCGAACCGCGTGAGTAAAGCACGCACGACCGACACCGGCCGGCTACCGGCCGCCCCGCCACCCGTACACGGGCGGGGGAACGTCGCACGGGTCGTGCCTTATGCCAAACGAGACCGTGCGCTTCGAGGTCCGGCCGATCGCCGATCTCGAGGCGCCCAAACGCACCGCGCGGCTGCATCCAAGGCGGCAGCTCGAACGCCTGGCACAATCGATCGACCGCTTCGGCTTCAACGCGCCGATCGTCATCAGCGCCGCCGGCGAGATCGTCGCCGGCGAGGCGAGGTGGCGCGCGGCGCAGCAGCTCGGCCGGTCCGAGGTGCCCGTCGTCATCGCCGAGCATCTCTCGCCGCGCCAGATCGAGGCGTATCGCATCGCCGACAACCGCCTGGCCGAGGACGCCGAGTGGGACGATGCGATTCTGGCCTCGATCTACCGCGACCTGGATCTTGAGCTGGCGCCGGAGGATGTCCACGCGATCGGCTTCAATGCGGCCGAGATCGACAAGCTGCTCGCCTTCGGCCTTCCCGATCCGGCGGCCAACGAAGATCGCGACCAGGTCGTAACGCCGCCGCTGGTAACGCGGCCGGGTGACCTTTGGGTTCTCGGTGCCCATCGCCTGCACTGCGGCGACTCGACGAGCGCTGCGGACGTGAAACGCCTGCTCGCTGGCGCGCGACCGCACCTGATGGTCACCGACCCGCCCTATGGCGTCGAGTACGACCCGTCGTTCAGGAACGAGTCGCTGAACCGCGGCACCGATTCGGCGCGCGTCGGCGAAGTCCTGAACGACGACCGTGCCGACTGGCGTGAGGCTTGGGCACTCTTCCCAGGCGAAGCGGCCTACGTCTGGCACGCGGCGACCAAGGCGTTCGAGGTCGAGGGCAGCCTTCGCGCCTGCAACTTCGAAACCCGCGCCGTCATCGCCTGGGTGAAGCCGAACTTCGCGATCGGCCGCGGCCACTATCACTGGCAGCATGAACCGGCGCTCTACGTCGTGCGGAAAGGCGGCACTGGGCACTGGCAAGGCGCCCGCGACCAGTCGACCGTGTGGGAAATCGACGCGAGCGGCCTCGAGAACCTGGCGACGGTCCACGGTACGCAGAAGCCGGTCGAGTGCATGCGCCGTCCGATGCTCAACAATTCGGCGCGCGGCGATGCGATCTACGAACCTTTCGGCGGCTCGGGCTCGACCATCATCGCCGCGGAAACGGTCGGGCGGCGCGCCTTCGCCATGGAGCTGAGCGAGGAGTACTGCGACCTGATCGTCCGCCGTTGGCAGACCTTCACCGGCCGGGAGGCGACGCTCCTGGCGACCGGCAGAACGTTCGCCGAGGAAAGCCGGCGTCGCGCAGCGTAGCGGAGTGGTCATGACGGAGCTCCTCGGCGTCTCCGCTCTTGCGGAGAAGATCGGCGTCGCCAAGGGCACGATCAGCAAGCAGGCGGCGTCGGGCAAGATTCCGATCGCGGGCCGGGACGGGAAGGGCGCGCCGCTCTTCGACCTCAAGGCGGTCGAAGAGGCGCGTGACAAGAACCTCAATCCGCTGATGCGGCGCGAGCAGGCTCCGGCTGAAGTCCGGGCGCCGGCGGATGGCGACGAAACCGACGCGTCGCCCGAACGCCGTTCGGTCGGGCCCCGGCCGCCTTCTGCGCTTGTCGAGCAGCAAAAGCTCGAGAAGCAACTGAAGAATCGGCGGCTCCTCCGCCAGATCGCGGAGGACGAGGGGCTGATCGTGCTGCGGGCGATCGTCGAAGCCGACCAGCTCACCCTGGCAAGGCGTACGCGCGACGGCGTCACGTCCAAAATGGCTGACAAGGCGAGCACGCTCTACGCCTTCGTGTTCGAGCGCCCGCGTACCGAGGCCGAGCTCCGCGTCTGGTTGTCGGAGCAGTCGGGCGCGGCCTTCGATGAGACGGCCCGCGACATCGCCCAGGAAGACGAGGACGAGTTCGAGGATGTCCAATCCGGGGACGGGTCCGAGCAATCTGGCGAACCTGACGCCGAAGCAGTTCCGTAAGCTGCTGCCCGGCATCGGTTCGGCGCGGCGCACCGTGCGCTCCGCGTGGGTGCGCGGCATGCGCCGTGACCCGCCCATTAAGCCCAGCGAATGGGCGGAGAAGTATCGCATCGTGGCGGAAGGCACGAGCGCTCATCCGGGCAAGTGGCGCAACGCGAAGACGCCGTTCCTGAACGAGATCATGGACTGCATGGCGCCCGGCCACTGGGCCAGGCGCACCTCGGTGATGAAGTCCGTTCAGGTATCGGGCTCCGAAGGCATCTCCAACGTCCTCGGCTGGATCATCGATGTCTCGCCGGGCCCGACGCTCGTCGTGCATCCGACGATCGAAGCAGGCCGCGACTGGACGACGGAGAAGTTCGAGCCGACGATCGAGGCGACCAAACGTCTGCAGCGCAAGGTCAGCAACGTCGTGATCCGCGGTCGCGACGGCAGCACCCTGAAGCGCAAGCGCTTTCCCGGCGGCTCGATCGTGGTGACCGGCGCCAACTCGGCAGCGGGCCTGCGGCAGAAGTCGGTTCGCTACGTCATCCTCGACGACGTCGACGAGTTCCCGCTGAACGTGAGTGGCCAGGGCGATCCCGTCGAGATGGCCCGGGCGCGCAAGACGTCGTTCGAGAAGTCCGGCCAGGACAAGGAGCTGGACGTCACCACGCCGACGCTGAAGAGCACCAGCCGCATCTATCGCCAGTACATGGCCGGCACGCAGGCCTCCTGGCATGTGCCGTGCCCACATTGCGATGCCGAGCAGGTGCTGAAGTTCGGCGGCCGCGACGCGAAGTTCGGGCTGAAGTTCAAGCCCGAGGCGCCGCACCAGGCCCACTACGTCTGCGAGGAGAACGGCTGCATTATCCATCACTGGCAGCTCGAGGGAATGAACGCCCGCGGCCGCTGGGTCCATGCGATGCCGCTGCCCGGCCGCGAACCCAGCTATCACTTGAACTCGCTCATCAGTCCCTTCACGACCTGGGACCACATCGCCGCCAAATGGGTCGACGCCCAAGGCGATCCGGAAAAGCTCAAGACCTTCGTCAACCTGCAGCTCGGCGAGCCGTGGGACGAGGCGGGCGACCGGCCAAAAGCCGAGGAGCTGCTGAAGCGCCGAGAGACTTGGGATCAGGGCACCGTGCCGCTTGGCCCGGTGCTCATTACGCTCGCAGCCGACGTCCAGAAGGACGGCATTTGGTACGAGTTCCTTGGCCACGGCCGCGATCGGCAGACCTGGAGCCTCGAGCACGGGTTCCTCGCCGGCGAGACCGGAACGGAGACCGGCTCGGCGTTCAAGCTCCTCGATGAGAAGCGGGCGAAGAAGTTCCGCGACGCCTTCGGCAATGACCGCAAGGCCGATGCGACTGGCGTCGACGCCAACTTCGAGACCGACGTGGTCGTCAACTGGTGCAAGGCGCGCCCGGATTGCTTCCCTCTGCGCGGTGAGGACGGCTGGAAACAACCGCCTTGGACAGGCAAGCCGACGGCCCGGGAGTACTCGGAGCGGGGCAAGGCCCGGCGCCGCGGTCCGAAGACCTACCCGGTTGGCACCTGGCAGATGAAGTCGCGCCACTACGGTGCGCTGAAGGTGAAGAAGGAGCCGGACGCGTTCGTCTTCCCGGGCAGCTACTGTCACTTCAATCAGGACTGGACCGAGTCCGACTTCACGCAGCTCCTGGCCGAGGTCTTCGCGGTTCAGCGGAATCGGAAGACCGGCAAGGTCACTCAGGGCTGGCACCAGGTCGAGGCCGAGAACCACTTGCTCGACTGCCGGGTTTACGGCCTCGCGCTCGCCGAGAAGCTCGGTATGAGTTCGAAGTCGCCGGCGGAATGGGAGTGGCTTGAACGTCACTGGATGCGCCGGGCAGCGGGGGCCGATCAGCGCTCGCTGTTCGACACGCCGGAGCTGCCCGACCTGGACCCGGCGGCGCCCCCGGTCCCGAACGGCGTTCGGCCGACCGAGCACCTGGGCCTGACGGAAGAAGTCATCGACCTGTGAGGATGCCATGGCCACGCAGCAGCAGCTCGAGGCCTGGCTTGCCGAAGCCGAGCAGGCGCGCCACGAGCTGATGCTCGGCAACAAGGCGGTCAGCATCTCGAGCGGCAGCGGCAGGTCGATGTCCTTCACTGCGACGGATCTCGGCAAGCTCGACCTCTACATCGCAAGCCTGCGCCGGCAGCTCGGCCAGGACCCGGGCCTCGGCGCTCCGCTCGTCCCGTTCTTCTGAGGGTACCCGCATGTCGCCTCCCGAGCTGGTCGGCGCCGACGGGCGGACGCCGCTGCGCGCCATGTCGGCGACGCCGTACCGCGCCGGCGACCGGCTGAGCCAGGAGCTGGCCGGCTGGGACCCGTCGCTGCAGTCGCCGGATGCGGCGATGTGGGGGCAGCGCGAGGACATCGTCGCGCGTGTCACGGATCTCGCACGCAACAACGGCTTCGTCGCCGGCGCGCGGCAGAGCCAGGTCGACAATCTCATCGGCGCCAACTGGATGCTGGCGGTCGATCCCAACTGGTATGCGCTCGGCCTCGACTCGATGCCGGACGAGGAACGCGACGCCTGGGAGGAGAGCGTCGAGGAGAAGTTCGACGAGTGGGCGAACGATGTCGGGTGCTGGGTTGACGCCGGACGGCGCGTCACCTTCATCGGTCTGCTGCGCCAGGCCTTCACGTCTTGGTTCGACGCCGGCGAGTTCCTGGCCCTGGCCTTGTGGCTCTCCGATCGGATCGGCCCCGGCCGGGCCCGCTACGCGACGGCGCTGCAGATGGTCAGCCCGGACCGGCTGAGCAACCCGAACGGCGCCCCCGACTCTTCGGGCATGCGCAATGGCATCGAGCTCGGCGTCTATGGCGAGCCGCTCGCCTATCACATCCGCCGCGCTCACCCATACGATCCCTGGCTCGACGCCGGCTCGATGGAGTGGGAGCGGCTGGAGCGCGAGGACGCGTACGGCCGGCCGAACGTGCTGCACGGCTTCGTCGTCGAAGGCGACGGCATGACGCGCGGCGTGTCGCCGTTGACCCCAGTCGCCGAGGCCTTCCGCCTCCATGACGTGCTCGATCGCGCCACGGTGAAGGCGGGCCTCATCAATACGCTCGTTGCGGCGGTCATTCAGACGCAGACCGGGCTCGACCCGGAATCGCTGACTACTCTCTTCGCGGGGTCGGTTGACAGTGCGACCGGAAAGCCGGTGCCGGCGATCGGTGGTCCCGCGATGCGGCTGGACCGCACGATCATCCCGAAGCTGCCGCCCGGCACCGAGCTCAAGTTCACCAACCCGGTGCAGCCCGCCGGCGCGGCCTATCAGCAGTTCACCGACGCTGTGCTGCGCCGAGAGGCGGCCGGCCTCGGCATGAGCTTCGAGGAGCTGAGCCGGGACTTCTCGAAGACCAACTATTCGAGCGCGCGTGCGTCGCTGCTCGGTGCCTGGAAGGCGATCACGGGGCGCAGCGCGTTCCTCGAGCGGACCTTCGCAGCGCCGGTCTATGGCCTCTGGTTCGAGGAGGCCGTCGATCGCGGCGAGATCGAGCTGCCGACCATGCGGTCGACGAAGGCCGCCGGCTTCTACGAACGGCGTTCGGCCTGGCTGCGCCACGCCTGGATCGGTCCGGGCCGCGGTCACATCGATCCGGTCAAGGAACGGCAGGCCTACCAGATCGGCCGCGACACGCTGACCGATTCCCTGCAATCGGCGAACGCCGAGCAGGGCAGGGACTGGCGGAAGACCGCGCGCCAGATCGCGCGCGAGAACCGCGCGCTGAACCGGCTGGGCATAACCGCCGCCACGACGGCGTCGCTGCTCGGCGTCAAGGGAACGAGCGAAGACGAGAGGCCGGCAGCATGAGATTTGCACACGTCGCCTCGCGCGCCTTCGGACGTCCGTTGCTCCTCGAGCCGCGGCGTGGCCTTTCGTTCCTGCGCGGTATCGCCAGCGAGATCGGCCGGCGCGAGCTCCATGCCGCCCCGCCGATGATGGCGATGGAGGATGACGACGCCGGCGAGGCACGCGTCCAGTACGCGTCGCTGCCGGTCGGCCTGGTCGAGCGGGGCAGCAAGGCCTTCCCGCAGCTCGGCAACGTCGCCGTGATCGAGCTGACCGGCGCGCTGGTCAATCGCCTCGGCAGCGTCGGCGCCTGGTGCGGGATGACCGGATACGACGGCCTGCGCACGCAGCTCGTCTCGGCGCTGCAGGACGATTCCGTGAAGGCGATCGGCGTCTACGTCGACAGCCCGGGCGGCGAGGTCACCGGCTGTTTCGACCTGGCCGAGCAGTTCCGCGAGGCCGCGGCGGAGAAGCCGGTCTGGGCGATCGTCGACGGCTGCTGCTGCTCGGCGGCCTACGCGCTGATGCACGGCGCCACCCGGATCACCGTCTCGTCGACGGGCTATGTCGGCTCGATTGGCGTCATCGCCGCGCACTGGGACTTCTCGAAGTATCTCGAGGAGGCTGGCGTCAAGGTCTCGCTGATCTACGCCGGCGCCCGCAAGGCCGACGGCAACGAGTACGAGCCGATGCCCGAAGCGGTGCGTGCCGAGTTCCAGGCCGAGATCGATGCCGTCTACGGCCAGTTTGTCGAGCTGGTCGGCAAAGGCGGCAGGATCGACGCCAAGGCCGCCCGCGCGACCGAGTCCCGGTCGTACCTCGCGGCGCCGGCGATCGATCTGAAGCTGGCCGATGCCGTGCAGTCGCCGAGCGATGCGCTGGCCGAGCTCATTCAATCCGTTTCCTGAAACCGTCCTGAACCCGTCGTAGCAAGGGAGCCGATCATGGCGCGAAGCAAGTTTTTCAGCCTCTGGGGCCAGAAGGCCGAGGAGCAGGAGTCCGACGAGGACAAGAAGGCGCGGGAGGCCAGCGAGGCCGAAGAGCAGAAGAAGAAGGACGAGGAAGCCGCCGCCGCGGCGGACGACGAGGAGGAAGACGAGGAAGCCGCCGCCCAGTCCGACGAGGACGGGGACGACGAGGAAGACGATGACGAGGCCACCAAGGCCGAAGTCGCCAAGGTCTCGCGCAAGGCCCAGGCCTCGATCTGCCGTGCCGAACGCCATCGCGTGCTGGGCATCGTCCGTGCCGCCGGGCCCCACCGGCTGGAAGCCGGCCTCAACCTCGCGCTCGGCACGTCCCTCAGCCTGAAGGACGCGACCGCCGCGCTAGCCGCCGCGGGCGCCAAGCCGACTGGCGGACGCCTCGGCTTGGCCGAAGAGATGTCGACCCGCCACCAGCCGAAGGTCGGCGCTGCCGCCGCCCCGGCCGGCGGCGCATCCGACACGGACAAGGCCGCGGCCTTCATCCTGAAGGCCGGCCAGGCCTGACAGCCGCCCGGGCCCAGCGGCCCGACAGCCGAACGCCGTTCGGCGCCCGATCCCACGACCGTCACAGAGAGGACTGAGCCATGACCACCGCTGCCGGCGTCACCGCCGAGGGGACCTTCAATCCCGACAAGCTTCTCGCCGGGGATTTTCCCGTATCGACCCGCAAGGTCACCATCGCCTCAGGCGCCAACCTGGTGCGCGGCGCGGTGCTGGGCCTCATCACCGCGAGCGGCAAGTTCAAGCTGTCCGCCTCCGCGTCGAACGACGGCAGCGAGGTGCCGGACTGCATTCTGCTGACCGACGCGGCCGCCGCCGGCGCCGACAAGGAGGCGCTGGTCGCCTTCACCGGCGAGTTCAACGAGGCGGGCCTGACGCTCGGCGCCGGCCACACGATCGCCTCCATCCGCCAGGGGCTGCGCCAGCGCGGCGTCTTCCTGAAGAAGGTCGTGGTGGCCTGAGCCGCCCGCCTTTCCGTTCCAACCACCACACGAGGGGGCTCAACCCATGGATATCTACACCACGCAGGTCCTGAACCGGGTCGTCGAGCAGAAGCCGGCGCCTTCCTCGTTCCTGCTCGACCGCTTCTTTCCCGGCGTGCAGACGGGCGACTCCGAGGAGATCTGGTTCGACATCGACAAGTCGAAGCCGCGCATCACGCCGTTCGTTCACCCGTTCGTCGCCGGCAAGGTGATCGCAGACCGCGGCATCGAGACCAAGTCGTTCAAGCCGGCCTACGCCAAGGACAAGCGCCTGCTGCTGCCCAACCAGCCGCTGAAGCGCCGCGCCGGCGAGACGATCGGCGGCTCGCTCAGCCCGGCCCAGCGGCGCGCCGCCCAAGTCAACGACTCGCTCGACGACCAGCTCGACATGCTGACCCGCCGCGAGGAGGTCATGGCATCGGAAGGCCTGCGCCTCGGCCAGGTCACCGTCGCCGGCGAGAACTACCCGACCGTCGTCGTGAATTTCGGCCGCGACGCCGGCCTGACCGTGACGCTCGCCGGCGGCGCCCGCTGGGGCGAGGCCGGCGTGTCGCTGATCGACAACCTCGAGACCTGGGCCGGGCTGGTGCAGACCAAGTCGGGTGCGGCGCCGCGCGAGGTCGTCATGGACCCGCTCGCCTGGGGCATCTTCCGCAAGGACGCCGAGGTCAAGGATCTGCTCGATCGCTGGAAGCGGTCGATGAACGAGAGCGCCGCACCGGCGCTCGACCGCGGCCCGATGAGCCGCGGCGACGGGAGCGACCGCGCCCGCTTCGTCGGCATGGTCGGCGACTTCGAGATCTGGGTCTACTCCGACGTCTACGTCGACGAGGACGGCAACGACCAGAAGCTGTGGCCCGACTACACCGTCATGCTCGCTGCCGGCAATGGCGGCCGCAAGGGCGGGCTCGAGGGCGTGCGCGCCTACGGCGCCATCCTCGACGAGAAGGCGAACTACAAGGCGCAGCGCTTCTTCTCGAAGTCCTGGATCGAAGAGGACCCGCCGACCCGCTACCTGCTGCTGCAGAGCGCGCCGCTCGTCATCCCCTACCGCCCGAACGCGAGCTTCTGCGCCACGGTCCGCTGACCGCCGGCCGCAGAGTCCCCGGCGGCGTCGCGTACCAGTTGACGCCGCCGGGACGCCAATCCGAACGCCGTTCGCCTCACCAGGAGCCCCTCATGAAGACCGTCCCGCTCGTCGCGCTGTTCTCGATCGCCTACGGCACACCGGCCGCGCCCCGCACTGCGGCGCCCGGGGAGACCTTCCCGTGCCCGGCCGACGAGGCGCCCGGCCTGGTCGCGCGCGGCTTCGCCCGCGAGCCCGATCCGGCGGCGCCCGTCACCGCGCAAGAGTGTACGACCGAGGTGCAGATCCCGGCCGACTGGGAAAGCCTCAACGCCGCCGACATGATCGCGCTCGCCCGCGCCCTCGGCGCGCCGAAGAGCGTCGATACCAAGGCCGAAGCCACGGGCTTTGTCGGCAAGATAGCCGGCGAGCGCGCTACCCAGACACTGGTCTGATGGCCTGGCGCGATCTCGCCGAGCAGCTCGATCGCGCCGTCGTCCGCGCTTTCGACTATGGCGGCGTCTCGTTCCAGAAGATGAACGGCGAGGCCGTCGTCGGTGCGCCGGCGCCGCTGCCTGCCGAGTTCGACGGCAACTTCGTCTCGCTCGACATGAACGACGGCAGCCAGGTGTCGACGGCGAGCAAGGTGCTCTTCGTTCACTACGGCGACCTGCCGGCCGGCGTCACGATCGAGGCGGGGGACCGCTTCATCCTGGCATCCGGCCATGCCGCCGGCACCTACGAGGTCGACGACGCCGAACCGAACGGCGACCTGACCGGCGCCGTGGTGCGGCTGAAACTCCTGACCCGCGACTGAGGCTGCCATGGCGTTGCCGCCGCTGCCGGTCCTGAAGATCGAGGCGCTGCGGCAGGCTGCCCTGGCGCGGCTGCGCGCGGCCGTGACGGCCGCCAACCAGCAGGGCGCGCCGCCCTCGGCGCTGAAGCCGCTCTACATCCCGAAGCATCGCTTCGAGAAGTTGAGGCCGGAGAAAGCACCGTTCCTGCACGTCGCCGCCAAATCGGACGGCGGCGAGGGGCTGTCGCACCAGGTGCCCGAGATCGCGAGCACCGGCACGCTCCACATCAACATCTTCGTGGCCGGCGGCCGGCGGGAGTCGGCCGATCTCGATCGCGAAGCCGGCGAGATCGCCCAGGCCGTGTGCACCGTGCTCCTGGAGGACACGACGTTCCTCGAGCAGTTCGCCTGGGTCTCGGCGCTGCGGGTCGCCATGGAGGACGGCATCGCCCGCGGCGAAAACGCCGAGGTCGACGTCGTCCTGGTCCAGATCGAGCTCGAGATGGCGGAGGGCCAGATCGAGTACGAGCCGGTCGCCGCCGACGAGCGCGATCTCGCCGGCGCCGACATCGCGGCCTCAATTGCGCCGGTCGTCGGCGCCGCACCGCCCGCCAACCACACCGTCGGCTTCCAAGCCGACCTCGACCCGGAGCAATGAGCATGTCCGACAAGAGATGGTTCACGCCCGCGCCGGGCCTGAAGATCGTCGATCCGACCACGCGCGAGGTCGTGCCCGAGACGGGCAAGTGGGTCTTCGCGAGCGACGAGTACTACATGCGCCGCGAGCTGGACGGCGGCGGCACCCTGTCCGCTGCGCCGCCCGCCGCCGACGACGAATAGACACCTACGCGGCGGCGCCGCCGCCAGCGGACCGGCTCACCCCTGCGCCGGTCCGCGCCCCTTTCCTCCGCTGACCACTACCGTCGATGAGCGAGGCCTGCGATGACCGTGCCCTTCAACCGCGTCCCGTCGAACCTGCGCCTGCCCGGCGTCTTCATCGAGGTCGACGCCTCGAAGGCCGGCCGCACCGACGATCCCGGACGCATCCTGCTGGTTGGCCAAAAGACCGGCACCGGCACCGCCGCGGCGAACGTGCCGGTGCCCGTCGTGTCGGTGCTCGACGCTAAGGAGCAGTTCGGCATCGGCTCGCACCTCGCCGCCATGGTCGACCAGGTCCGGCAGTCCGATCCGTTCGGCCTGCTGTGGGCTCTGCCGCTCGCCGATGCCGGCGGATCGGTGGCCGCGACAGGTACGGTCACCGTCACGGCCGCGCCGACCGCGCCGGGAGTCATCCCGCTCTATGTCGCGGGCGTCGCCGTGCCGGTCGCGGTCGCCGGCACCGAGACCATCAACAACACGGCCACGGCCATCGCCGCGGCGATCAACGCGAACGCCGACCTGCCGGTCACCGCCGCCGCTGTCGGGGCCGTGGTCACGCTCACCGCCCGCAATGCCGGCACGCTCGGCAACGACATAGACATCCGCCTCGCCTGGCTGGGCGCTGCCGGCGGCGAGGTATCGCCGGCCTCGTTCACCTGCGCGATCGTCGCCATGGCGAACGGCGCGACCGATCCGACGATCGCCGCCGGCCTCGCCGCGCTGGGCGACCAGACCTTCGACTTCATCTGCATGCCCTTCACCGACACGACGAACCTCAACGCCGCGAGGGATGCGATGAACGACCAGACCGGGCGCTGGGCCTACAACCGCATGGTCTGGGGCCACGTCTTTGCCGCCAGGCGCGCGACGGCCTCGCAGGCCACGACCTTCGGTCTCGGCCGCAACGATCCGCACACCACGGTCCTGCCGTTCTCGCTGTCGCCGACGCCGGTGTGGCGCTGGGCGGCGGCCTATGTCGGCGCCGCGGCCGTCGTGCTGCGCAACGACCCGGCGCGTCCCGTCCAGGGAATCGAGATCCCGGGCGTACTGGCGCCGCCGCTCGGCAGCGCCGGCCGCTTCACCATGGCCGAGCGGCAGACGCTGCTCTACTCGGGCTGCAGCACGTTCACGGCCGCCCCGGACGGCACCGTGCGCATCGAGCGCCTGGTCTCGACCTACCAGCTCAACCAGTTCAACCAGATCGACGAGGCCTGGCTGTCGGTCGAGAAGACCTTCACGCTGATGCTGGTGATGCGGCGTCTGCGCGGCGCACTGCAGGCCCACTTCCCGCGCCACAAGCTGGCGCACGACGGCACGCGCGTCGCCCAGGGCGCCGCGATCCTGACGCCCTCGACCGCTCGGGCCTTCGTCGTGGCCGAGATGCGCGGCATGGAAGTCGACGGCCTGCTCGACAATGTCGACGCGATCGTGGGCCAGGTGCGCTGCGAGGTGAACGGCAACAACCCGGACCGCCTCGACGTGCTCTTCCCGCCGCCGATCATCGGCCAGCTCCGCATCCTCGCGGTGCTGAGCCAGTTCCACATCCTCAACTAGCCGGCTCCCGGCGCCCGACGAAGGAGACACGCGATGCCGCGCATCAAGCCGATCGGCGGCTACGCCGAGGTCCGCTACAACGGCGAGACCCTGCTGTTCCGCAGCGAACTCACCTGGAGCTTCCAGAAGTTCACGAAGAAGGCCGTGGCTGGCCGCGACGCCCGCGTCCACGGCTACGTCCAGGAGCCTTCGGTGCCCTACATCGAGGGCAAGCACACCTATGACGGCAGCAAGACCATCAAGGACCTTGAGGCGATCGAGGACGCGACCGTCACAGTGCGCCTGGCCGATGGCCGCGTGTTGGTGCTGCGCAACGCCTTCATCGCCGGCGAGATCAAGCCCGGCGGCGACGAGGGTGAGATCCAGATCCGCTGGGAAGGCAGCGAGGGCGAGGAACTGCCGGCCTAGGACGGCACCGTGAACGCCGTGTAGTGAAGGCCCGGCGAGTTGCAGAGCGGCGCGTCGGTCATTGAGTTGACGACCTGACCGTTGTTCAGAAGGTAGGCGGTTCGCTTGAGGCCGGTATAGCCGCCCATGCGGTTCTTGGCGTTGGCCTCGAAGCAAACGACCCAGCCCTGCTGGAAGAATAGGTGGCCAGTCTGGGGTGATGTCGCCCGCGCATCGCGGATCGAGTAGGGGTCGAAGAACGTCTTGCGGATGGTATCCCGCAAGGCCTGTTCCCAGTTCGTCGGATACGGTCCGATCGCTTCCGAGCTCGCGGTCACGCAGCCCGACAAAGTTGCTGCGGCGAGTGCCGCCGATAGGCAAGTCCGAAGCATCCCCTCTCCCCCAGGTTGTACCCAACGTTCGCACGTCCTGCCGCTCGTCGGCAACATTCGAGACCCGGAGGAACCATGGAGACCAATGACGGCCCCGAACGGCGTTCGGGGGACCAGAGAGCCAAGGAGTTCGTGATCCCGCCGGAGATCACAGTCGACCTCAAGGTGGCGATCAAGCGCGCGGCTGCCGAGGGCCAGACTCTCGACCGACTGTCGTTCCGCCCGCCGACCGTCGGCGAGATGAAGAAAATCTCAAAGGTCGCGAAGGATCGGAGCGACGAGGACGCGGGCGTCGAGACGCTCGTGCTCCTCAGCAACGACAAGCTCACGACGCCCGAGGTCGAGCGGCTCAACTTCATCGACTTCCAGCTCGTCATGGAAGCCCTGCAGCCTTTTACGGAGCTGGTGAGGCGTTCGGCGAGAAACTGAGCCGGATCGTCCACGACCTCGCCTGGTACTGGAAGGTGCCTCCGCGCGAGGTCTGGGAGTGTCCCGCGGACCTCTTCCTCGACTGGCTGCGCCACACCGAACGGATCGACGACGAGATCGACGCAGCGCGGGCCGCCGCCGAGGGGAGATAGGTCATGCCGGGCTTCTCCGTCTTCACCAGGATCTCCGGCGAGGACGGCCTTTCGTCGATTTTCCGCAAGGTCGGCGAGAACGCCCGGGCCGCCTGGAAGCCGGTCCAGTCGTTCAACCAGGCGGTGGCCGCGCCGAAGACGACGGCCCTGGGTCGCGTCGGCGTGGCGGCGGACAATGTCGCGTCGAGGTTCCGCGCCGGGCTGGGCGCGATCTCGGGCTGGCTGCCGGCGCTGGGCGCGCTGGGGTCGGCCGCGAGCCTCGCCGGCCTGATCTCGATGACGCGCGCCTCGGCCGAGTCCTTCGACGGCATCGCCATGTCGGCCGAGAAGCTCGCCGTCCCCGTCGGCTGGCTGTCGGCCATGCGCTACGGCGCACGGCAGACGAACGTCGAGGCCGCGGCGCTCGAGAAGGGTCTCGTCAAGCTGAAGAAGGCGACCTACGACGCCGCGACGGGCAAGAACAAGGACGCCGCTGCGCTTTTCAAGGCGATGGGCGTCGACCTGCGCAAGGCCAATGGCCAGGTGAAAGGCCTCGAGGACTCGCTCGAGGACATCGCCGAGCGCTTCGCGCGCAACGCCGACGAGGAGGAGAAGAACGCGGCGGCCCTGCTGCTGTTCGGCAAGGCCGGCGCCGACCTGATCCCGTTCCTCAATCGAGGCCGCGACGGCATCCGGCAATGGCGCGAGGAGAATGCCCGCTTCCGCGCGACGACGAAGGAGCAGGCCGCCAGCCTGGGCGACCTCGACACCGCCTACAAGCAGCTCGACAAGGCGGGCTCCGGCCTCTCCATGCGAATCAGCGCAGCCCTGGCGCCAGCGCTCACGCGCGTCGTCAACTGGACGACGGGATGGATCGTTCGCAACCGCGAGTTCATCGGTCTCTACTTCGATCGCAAGGTGGCCGCGATCGAGAAGGCCTTCGACGGCGTCGCGGCGGCCGTCCGCACCGTGCTCGATCTGCCCCTCGTCCAGGAGTGGACGAAGGGCATCGACACCGGAACGGCGTTCGACCTGGCGCTGGGCGGACTCGGCCTCACCATGGCAGGCCCTGTGTTCGCGGCGATCGGCGTCGTGACCAAGTCGATCTGGGCGATGAACGCGGCCATGTGGGCTAACCCGTGGGTGCTGCTTGTCGGCGGCATCGCCGCTGCCGCCTATGCCGTCTATGCCAACTGGGGTCCGATCAAGGGCTGGTTTGCGGAGCAGATGGCGGGAGTCGAGCAGGCCCTCGATCGCGGCCTCGTCAGTGGGCTCGCGGAGGCCTTCGAGCGCGCGAGCCCGTTCAATGTGATCCAGGAGACGGTTCGCGGCCTGCATCGGTGGCTGCTCGGCGTCGATATGTCGCCAGCCGGCCTGCAGATCATGCGGTCTCTCGTGACTGGGCTGCGCATGGGCTTGCCCGACTTCACGAAGGTCTGGGGGCCGATCGAGTACGCGATGAACTGGGTCAACCGCCAGAAGGGGCCGGAGCCGCCCGGCGGCTATTCGGTCGGTGCCGGCGAATTCGGCATGCCGCATCTCGGCGTGCCGATGCCACCGCCACCGACATCGTCGAACGCGCAGTCGGCCGCGCCGCAGCACGGCGAGGTCAAGGTAAAGGTCGAATTCGAGAACACGCCGCCCGGCACCCGCGTCGCCACCGACAGCAAGGGCATCGCCACGATCGAACGATCGGTCGGCTACTCGATGAAGGACAATACGTGACGGGGCTGACATGCGCTTCGATCCGCTGACCGCCCTGGAGGGCAGCTTCCGCGGCATCCCGTTCAAGGTCGCGGGCGACCGCCGCCAGGGCGGGCAGCGCGGGCCCGTTCATGAGTATCCGGACCGCGACCTGCCCTACTTCGAGGGGCTCGGCCGCGGTGCGCGGCGCTTCTCGCTGCGGCTCTACTTCGTCGGACCGCTGGCCGACCTGCTCGCGGACCGCTTCGAGGACGTGCTCTGGAAGGGGCAGGAGGGCCCGCTCGTCCTGCCGGGCTTCCGGCGCGAGCGCGTCGTCGGCCAGGACTGGGACTTCGTCCGCGACGTCGGCAAGGCCAACTGGGTCGAGGCGACGGTCTCGTTCGTCGAGAGCGGGCGCAATCACTATCCCTCGCCGGAGGCGAGCTGGTCGCACCGGCTGCTCGACGCCGCCGCGGCGGCCCGAACGGCGTTCGCCGGCCTGCTTGCCGACGCGCTGTCGCTCGACGGCCTCGCCCAGGAGGCGACCGAATCGCTGCTGGGCGGCGTCGCTACCCTTGGCGAGGTCATGACCGTGGCCGCCACGATCGTCGGCGGCCGGGCGCCCTCGAGCGCGCTCGCCGATGCCGCCGGTCTGGTGACCGGCTACACCGGTGCCTTCGGCCCCGGGCTCGACGTCTCGACCCTCGCGGTCGCGACCTTCGATCTCCTGGGCGGCTGGGCGGACGCGCTGGCCGGCGCAACTCCCGATCGTGGCTCGCGCACGCGCGCGATCGACGGTCTCTGGACGGTCCACGGCGAGGCCGCGTCCGACACTTGGTACGCCCCCGCCGCTTTGACGCCACTGCAGCAGGCCGAGATCGCCAACCAGGCGGCGCTCTCGGCGGGCATCCGTCGAGGCGCCCTAACCGAGATCGCGCGCCTCGCCGCGCGGCTGGACTTCGCGACCTACGACGATGCCACCGATTTGCGCGCTCGCCTCGCCGACGCCTTCGACGACGAGATCGACGCGTCGGCCAGTACACCCGGCGCCGGCGCGGTGCTTCAGGATCTTCGCGCCGCCGCCCTGTCGGCGATCTCGGCTGCCGGCGCCGACAAGGCGCGGCTGGTGCCTTATGCCGTGGCTCGCCCCCGGCCTTCGCTTGCGCTTGCCCAGCTCTTCTACGCCGACGACGGCGACGTTCCCGCCCGCGCGCGCGAGCTCGCCGAGCGCACCGGCGCGGTGCATCCGGCCTTCCTGCCGGCGCGCGCCGAACGGCTGAGCCGGTAGCCGTGCCGCTCGAGAACCACGATCTGGTCTTGGTCGTCGCCGGCACCCGCTTCGGCGGCTGGCTCGACGTCCGCGTGACGCGCGGCATCGAGCGCGCCGCCGGCGACTTCGACATCCGCGCGTCGCAGCGCTGGCCCGGGCTGGCAGCACACTTTGAGATCCCCGAAGGAGCGGCGTGCGAGATCTGGATCGGCGGCGACCGGGTGCTGACCGGCTACGTCGACGTGGTCGCCACGGAGCGCGACGGCTCGAACGCCTCGATCCAGATCGGCGGCCGGAGCAAGACCGCCGATCTGGTCGACTGCTCGCCGGACTTCGAGCTGGCCGAGCTGGCCGGCCTCGACCTGGCGGCGCTCGCGCGCAAGGTTGCCGCGCCCTTCGGCATCGAGGTCGACGCCCGCGCGAGCGGGCCGACCTTCGCCGTGTCGTCGGCGAACCATGGCGAGACCGCGTGGAAGGTGATCGAACGGCTGGCGCGGCAGCGGCAAATCCTGGTCACCGACGATCCGGCGGGCCGCCTCGTGCTCACCCGCCTCGCGGCAGACCGCGCGACCGATGCTCTGCGCCATCCGTCTGATGGGCTTGTGAAGATCGGCACCAAGCGCGATTCCTCGAAGCGCTTCTCGGAGTACCGGGTAAAGGCGCAGGCCGGCGGCCGGTGGTCGGGCTTCGCCGGCACCGGCGTGCCGGAGTCGCTGGCGCATGTCGAGGGGAGCTTCCGCGACGCCGGCGTGATGCGCTATCGGCCGAAGACGATCCTGAGCGAGGGCGCTGCAAAGACCGGCGGCGCGATGTCGCGCGCCGAGTACGAATGCCGCCGCAACATCGGCAACGCCCTGCGCGTCGCGGCGACCCGCGTCGGCTGGCGGCAGCGCGACGGTATGCTATGGACGCCCAACCTGCTGGTCTATTGCGAGGTCCCGTCGGCGAACGTCCAGGGCGATCTCGCGCTCGCCGAGGTGACCTACCGCAAGGGACCGCAGGGCACGCTCTGCGATCTCGACCTCGCGCCGGCCGAGGCCTTTACGCCCGAGCCGCCCGACAGCGCCGAGGGCGCAGGAGGCGCCGGCAGCCGCTGGGGCGGCTTCGTGCAATCGCGTACCGGGGACGGCGAGGGATGACCGACGATCTTCCCAACCGCCTGCGCCTCATGTTCTCTCGCGGTGTCGTCCGCCATGCCGACGTCCAGGCCGGGCTGATGGCGACGCAGGCCGAGTTCTTCAAGGGCGAAGTCCGCCGCACCGAGCTGCCGCAGGGCTACGGCCTGGCGACCAGGCCGAAGTCGGGCAGTGAGGTCTTCGCGATCTTCGCGAACGGCGAGCGCAGCGCCGGTGTCGCCCTGGCGCACGACGACCGCCGCTTCCGACCGACCGACCTCGAGCCGGGCGAGGTCGTGCTCTACGGCGAGCACGCCCGCGACGCGATCGGCCACTGGCTGAAGCTCACCGACGACCCGAAGCCGAACACGGTGCGGGTCAAGGCGCGCCGCATCGAGCTGCGCGCCGGCGACCACTACTTCATCGTCGACGCCGACGACGGGATCAGCTCCGGCTAGTCGTCGTACTCCGGGTCGCCGGGCATGATCGGCTTCATGCCGAACGCCAGACGCCCAGTGGAAGTGCACTTGCGGCATTCCCAGACGACGTGCTGCGGAGCGCGCTGCCCGCGCTCGTAGACGGGCGTCGGAGTCATGAATTCGCGGCAGCTCGGGCACTTCGGCATCTTGCTTCTCCGCTGAGAGGGAATGGCACTGTCGAACACCGGTCGGTCGATCGCAATGGGGCCGTGCTGGAGGAAAGCGGGGACAGTCCATGCGCCTGCAGTACGACGCCGCGCGAGGCGAGTTCGATCTCGCCCTGACGCCGGCCGGCGGAATCGATCCCGGCATCGGCAATGGCGGCCATCTCGAGGCCGCGGTCTGGGTGTCGATCTTCACAGACGCGCTGGCCGATCCGTCGGAGATCCCGGCCGAGCTGGGCACCGATCGGCGGGGCTGGTGGGCCGACTTCGGACGCGGCGCCGGCGAGGCGATGGGTAGCCTGATCTGGCTGCACCGCCGCGAGAAGCGCAGCGAGGCAGTGCGGCTTGCAATCGAGCGGGCCGCCCAGGCGGCAGTCCAGTGGCTGGTCGACGACGGCGTCGCATCATCGGTTGTGGTCACGGCGACCCTTCTTGAGAGGCCGCGCGACGCGATCGGCCTGTTGGTCGAGCTCTACGAGCCGAACGGCGTTCGGCACGACTGGAAGGTCGACCTTCTGTGGTCGGGAATCGGGGGATAGGCCATGCCGTTCGACCGTCCGTCCCTCGGCGCGCTGATCGACCGGGTCGCCGCCAACTGGCGGGCGCGCTTCCCCGGTGCCGACACCAACCTGCGCCAGTCGCCCGACCGCGCGATCGTCACGGTGATCGCCGGCGCCGCCGACGAGGACCTGGCCTATCTCGACTGGCAGGTCCGCCAGCTCTTCCCGTTCTCGGCCGACGTCGAGTTCCTTGAGCGCTGGGCCGCAGCGAAGGGTCTGGCGCGCAAGGCCGCGACGCGGGGCAGCGGCACGGTGCTGCTCGCCGGCACGCCCGCATCCGTCGCGCCGGGCGGGCAGCGCCTGCTCACCGATGCCGGGCTCGCCGTCGTCACGACCGAGGCTGCCATCCTCGACGGTGCCGGCAACGCGACCGTGCTGGCCGAGGCCGCCTCCGGCGGCGCCTCAGGCAATCTCGGGACCGGCGTGAGGCTCACCTTCGAGGGCACGCCGGCGGGTTTCGCCGACAGCGGCACGGTCGGCACGACCTTCGCCGGCGGCGCCGACGCCGAGACCGACGCCTCGCTGCGCCTGCGCACGCTGCGCGCCTTCGCCGAGCCCTCGTTCGGCGGCAACCAGAACGACTGGCAGCGCGCGGCGCTCGCAGTGCCGGGCGTGACCCGCATCTTCACTGCCCCGGCCTCGCCGACGCCTGGCGCCGTCACTCTGTGGCCGCTGCTCGACGAGCTGCGGCCCGACGGCATCCCGGTCGGCGATAACGCCTGGCATCGCCCGGGCACCGGCGTCTCGGCCGGGACCGGCGGCACTGGCGACCTGCGCCTGGTGCTCGACGCCGTGATCGCCGCGCGCCCGGTCTGCGCGCACCTCTATGTCACGGCCCTCGTGCCTCACGTGATCGATGTCACGATCGAGAACCTGACGAACGACACGCCCGCCGTCCGCGCGGCGATCGGCGCCGAGCTGCGCGCCATGCTGAAGCGCCGCGCCGTACCGGGCGGCGCGATCTCGCGGAGCTGGATCGTCGAGGCCGTCGCCCGTGCCGCCGGCGAGAACAGCCACGATCTCACCGTTCCGGCGGGCAATGTCGCCGTCGCGGCGGGCCGGATCGCGGTGTTGGGCGCTGTGACCTACGTCTGACACGAATTTCCGCGCGTGTGACTTCCGGGACTCACCAGATTCCGGCATTTTCGAATTTCGACGCAAATTCAGGAGCTTAGGGCGGGAACGGATGGGTTATAGACGGGAAAAGCCCCGGTAATTCAAGCTCTTGCCACGGTGATGCCCTGCAAATGAAGGGTTGCAGCGCAACCATTGCCATGGTTTCACGGTGTCACGTGTGTGGGGAGGGGGAGACCCTGACCGCATGAGCCACGCTGGGGGTGTGGCGCCTGTTCGCTGAGGGTGAGGGATCAGCGACGCACAGGAGTTGAGGAGATGGAGAAGAAGGAAGTCATTCGCGCCATCGTCTATCGAGAAGGAAGCGAGTGGGTTGCGCAGTGCCTGGAGGTCGACATCGCGGCTCAGGCGCCGGACCTGAAGCAACTGCAGGAGCGCTTGGAGGCGACCTTGGTGCTGGAGGCCCAGCAGACCAAGGGGCCTGACGGACGTCCGTTCAAGGGTATCGATCCCGCGCCCGAGCACTTCCAGAAGATGTGGGAAACGCGCGCCGGCGCTCTGAAGCCCGTCAACCCTGCACTTGCCGTAATTGACGGCACGGCCACTGTGGATCTGGCGCTCTGCGCCTAGCCGATCGTGGACGCGGCGGAGGACAGCGAGCCGATATGTCCGACCGTCGCGGAGTATCTGGCCTTCGTGACCCAGCATGGTTGCAAGGTCGACTACGGGACTGCCAGCAACTTTAACCGGGTCGTCAGGATCACCGCGCCGTCTGGTCGTCATGTTGTCATCTACGCGCTCATGGATGACCAGCAACTGACGCCGAGCGTCGTCTCGCATTTCGATCGACGCCTCGGCCTGGACTCGCCTTTCCTGAAACTGCCGGGCACTGGACCCGCCGAGAACTGAAATCGAAGCCCCGCCGTTGGCGGGGCTTCTTCGCTTGGGGGAGAAGGCATGCCGGCTCCTCGCCCCCAGCTCGCCGAGTGGCTGCAGGCCACGATCGACCTCCTGCCTCAGGGCGAGGCCTGGTCACGCGATCCTGCGTCGAATCTCGCCGGCGTCATGGGCGTGATAGCGGCCGAGCGAAAGGCGCGCCACGACCGGAAGCTGCAGCTCCTCGAGATCGAGTCCTTCCCGACGCGCTCGGCCGAGCTGCTGCCGGAATGGGAGCGCACGGCCGGCCTGCCCGATCCCTGCCGCGCCGTGCCGGGCAGCCAGGCCGAACGCTGGGCCGATCTCGCCGACATCTTCTTCGCCGCCCATCCACCGACACCCGCGAACATGATCGCCTGGGCGGCGCAGGCGGGCTGGACCGTCGAGATCCGCGAGCAGCGCGACTTCGTGGCCGGCGTCTCGATGGCCGGCGACGTCTGCGGCGAGTGCGACTTCGTCTGGGTCGTGACGATCCTGGGCGAGGTCATCAACTACTTCCGGGCCGGCGAGAATGTGTCGGGCGACCTGCTCTTCACTTTCCCCGACATCGCGACGCTCGAATGTGTCCTGCGCCGTGCGGCGCCTGCCCACACGCGGGTCTTCTTCGTGGTGCCGCCCTAACGCGCCGTAGTCGGCGCGCTGGTAGCCGGCAGCGCCTTCAGAGGCGCGAGAGGCCGAACGCTTCCAATGCAGTCTGAACGGAGCACCGTATGCATCGTATCGATGGGGCCGGCGTCGTCGGCGCCCTGCCGGCGCCGCTCGCCGTCGGCGTTCCCGGCTACTTCAACAACGCGCCCGGCGCCGGTGCCGGCACCGTGGTCGACGGCGACTGGCTGAACGCCGTCCAGGAAGAGCTGCTCGCGGTCATCCTCGCGACCGGAGTGGCGGCCGACAAGGCGAACCGCGCGCAGCTCCTCGCGGCGCTGCGCGTCTTCTCTGCCAAGAACTTCCTGATGTTTAAGGATGCCGGCACGACCAACTGGGTCGTGCCTGCAGGTATCACTAAGGTCTTCGCGCAGCTCTGGGGTGCGGGCGGCGGCGCCGACGCCGGCGTCGGTCCGCCCTCGCACATCGGCTCCGGCGGCGGCAGTGCGGGCGGCTACGCGGCCAAGCTCTGCACCGTCGTTCCGGCTGCAACGATCGCGCTTACCGTCGGCGCCAAGGGCGTCAAGGGCAGCCCGGCCACGAACGGCGGCACAACGAGCTTCGGCGTGGTCTTCTCGGCGACCGGCGGGCAGCGCGGCGCCTACAACGGCGCGGGCGGCGCGCCGGGCAGTGGCGTCGGCGGCGACATCAACGTGAGCGGCGCCCAGGGCGGGCAGGTCCAGAACCTTCCGAGTCATGTGCTCGGTGCGACCGGCGGTGGCTCGCCCTTCGGCGGGGCCGGCGGTGCGCTCGGCATGAACGGAGGCTGGCCCGGCGGCGGCGGTGGCGGCTCGGGCGGCGGCGATGGGCAGGCGCACCTGTCGGGCGACGGCGCCGACGGCGGCATTCTCCTGATGTGGTGACCCGATGAAATACGCACGTATCGAAGACGGCGTTGTGGTCGAGCTCGTCGAGCTCGACGTTGCACCGGCCGAGCGCTACCACGAGTCGCTGGCGGCGACGTTCAGGCCTGCGGCGGTCGGCTGCCAGGAAGGCTGGCGCGTGCAGGGCGACGAGCTGGTCGCACCGCCGGTCGACATCGCCGGCCTGCGCGCGACCAAGCGTGGGGCGATCGAGGCGGCCTACCTAGCGGCGGTCGCGCGCGGTTGCCCGTTCGGTCAGGGCGACGCCGTCCAGATCGACGCCGAGAGCCGCGGCAACCTCGGCGCCCGCGCCACGCGCGCGGGCTTCGTCCTGCAGGGCACCGAGGGCTTCACCTGGCCCGAGGGCGGCATGCCCTATCGCACCAAGGCGAACGTGTGGGTCACGTTCGCGCCGGCCGAGATGGTGGCCCTGGCGCAGCAGGCCGACGATCTCTTCACCGCGATCCGCATCCGCTACGCGGTGCTGAAGGAGCTCCTGGCTGCCGCCGGCGACGACGAAGCCGCCATCGCCGCCATCAACCCCGCTGCCGGCTGGCCGAACTAAGGACTGCCGCATGACTCTCGCCCGCCTGATCCGAACGGCGTTCGGCGCTGCACTGCTCGTCCTCGCCGCCGCCGCCGTGGTGGCGCAAACCGGCGGTGGCATCTCCAACCCGCGTCCGCTGACCGGCGCCGCGGTGACCGGTGCGCTGGGCTACACGCCGGCGCGCGCCGGCGCCAACAACGACATCACCTCGCTGCTCAACCTGACGACGCCGCTCGCCGGCAACCAGGGCGGGACCGGCGTCGCCAATGCCGGTAAGACCCTCACGCTCGGCGGCAACCTCACGACGTCGGGCAATCACGCGACCACGATCACGACGCTCGGTACCACGGCGATCACGCTGCCGGTCTCCGGCACCCTGCTCACGACGACCGGCAATGGCTCTTCGCTTACGGGCCTCGCCTTCGGCCAGATCTCGGGGCTCCTGCCGGGTGCCCAGGGCGGCACCGGCGTCGACAACAGCGGCAAGACGATCACACTGGGTGGCAACCTCGCGACCTCGGGCGCCTTCGCCACGACACTCACGGTGACCGGCGCGACGAACGTCACGCTGCCGACCTCGGGCACCTTGCTCGCGACCACGGGCAGCGGCGCGGCGCTGACCGGAATCACGGCCGGCCAGGTCTCGGGGCTCGCGGCCTCCGCGACGACCGACACGACGAATGCGGCTAACATCTCGAGCGGCAATCTCGCGGTCACCCGGCTGAACGCCGGGACAGGCGCCAGCAGCTCGACCTTCTGGCGCGGCGACGGGACCTGGGCCTCGCCGGCCGGCAGCGGCACGGTCAACAGCGGCACCGCGGACCAACTCGCCTACTACGCCGCGAACGGCACGACGCTGAGCGGCACGGGCTCCCTTCATGCCCTGATGCCCACTGGCGCCGTGCTGCCGTTCGCAGGCTCGTCGGCGCCCACGGGCTACCTGCTCTGCTACGGCCAGGCCGTGAGCCGCACGACCTATGCCGCCCTGTTCGGGGTGATCGGCACGACCTACGGAGTCGGGGACGGTTCGACCACGTTCAACCTCCCTGACCTGCGCGGGCGGGTCGCCGCCGGCAAGGACGACATGGGCGGCTCGGCCGCCAGTCGCCTGACCAACAGCGGCACCGGCAATCCTGGCATTGCCGGCGCCACGCTCGGCGCGGCCGGCGGTTCCGATCGTCACACCCTCACCGTGGCGCAGATGCCGTCTCATTCGCACGCGGTGCCGGGTGGCATGGTGAGCGGTATCGATGTCGGCGGCGCCGGTGCGTACTTGTCCGCCGGCTTCACAAACAATGGAACTTCCACGTCGGCCGGCGGCGACCAGGCGCATCCGAACGTCCAGCCGACCATCGTCCTCAATTACATCATCCGCCAGCGCCGCCGGCCGGTGAACGACAACCGGCGCCCGGTTCGCCGGCGACCGCAGCGGCTGGCCGCATAGATCAAACTTCAGTCAGGAGTGCCGACGCATGGGCGAGTCCTTTGCAAAGTTCCTCGCCCTGCGCTGGCTCGGGGTCGATCTCGAGGTGATCGCGACGGCACTGGCCGCGGCGATCAGCGTCGCGGGCCTCGTCGGCTGGATCAGGGCACTGCCGAAGGTGCGGGTGCTGCAGGCCGTCGTGTCCTGCATCGTGCTGGCGCCGATCGCGACGGCCTTCGCTATGAACCAGTGGCAGCTCGGCCCCTGGTACGGCGGCATCATCGGCGCCGTCGTCGGCGTCGCCGGCCTGCCGTTCTTGGTCAAGGTCGCCATGAAAGCGCCGGAGGTCGTCGACCGCGGCGTCGACGGCATGGCCGATCGCGCGCGCACCATTCTCGGCGGCGGTGACAAGCAACCGAGGGCGGACTCCGACCATCCGAGGGGCTGACCACCAGAGAGGCTGACATGGACCAGGCATTCTTCTGGGCACTTCCCGACCGACTGGGCTGGTGGTGGCCCGCACTGCAGTCCCTGGCGGCCGGGCTCGCCGCCCTGGTCTACCTGGTCTGCCTGTTGCCGCGCACGCCGGTCACCTGCGAGGGCGCATGCCGGTTCGCGATGTTCATCGCCTCGCTGATGATCGCCGTCGGCGTCTTCAATTCCGGCCTGATGCAGTGGGGCTACCAGCTCCTGCTCTGGTCGATCGTCTTCTATGTCGTCTGCCTGGCTTGGCGCGAAGCGCGTACGGGCTGACTGGCAGTCCTTCCTTCTCATCGGAGCAATCGTCATGGACCATGTCGACGAGTTGATCGCGCGCGTCATCGTGCGCGAAGGCGGGGCTGCCTACACGAACGATCCGGACGATGCCGGCGGCCCCACCAAGTACGGGGTCACACAGACGGCGCTCGGCGACTGGCGCGGCCGGCCGGTGTCGGCCGAGGACGTGCGCGCCCTGACCGAGGCCGAGGCGGTCCAGATCTACCGCAAGCGCTACTTCCCGCCGGGCTTCGAGGTCATCCGCGATACTGCCGTGCTCGAGCTGCTGTTCGACTACGGCGTCAACTCCGGTCCGCGCGCTGCCGTGATGGCGCTGCAGACGGTGCTGAAGCGCATCGGCAAGTACGACGGCGTGATCGACGGTGCCTTCGGGCCGAAATCGTCGGCGGCCCTGGCCGCGGTGCGCAACGTCGAGGCGCTGTTCTACGCGCTGAAGTGCGAGCGCTACGAGGCCTACATGCGTTACATCGGCCGCCTCCCCTCGCAGGCGAAGTACGCGACCGGCTGGTCCAACCGCAACGATCACTTCGAGATGAAGTTCGCCGAGGCGGCCCTCGGAGACAGCCCGGTGTCGGTCGCATGAAGGTCGCGATCGGTGCCGCCGCGGCGCTCGCCGTCGTGGCGCTCGTGCTCCTTGTTCTGCTGACCTCCCCGCGCGTCACGGAGTGGCTGCTGTGAACCCACTCGCCTGGCTCGCCAAGCCCGCCGTGAAGTACGGCCTGTTCGGCGCTGCGGCGCTCGCCCTGGCCGGCCTCGTCGTCTGGGTGCTGCGCGACGAGTTCGCCAAGGGGCACCGCGCCGGCGCCGCCGGCGTCACGGGCGCCGTGCAGACCGAGACCATCCGCACCGTCGAAGGCGCGCGCAAGCAGAAGGAGAAGGCCCGTGAAGAAGTCCGCAAGACTCCTTACGATCGTCGCGTTGACGAGCTTGAGTAGCCTGCTCGCCGCCTGCGGCGATCGTCAGGCGCCGCCCGTTGTCACCTCCATCGACACGCTCTGCACGGTCACGACTCGCTACCACGCGTCGCCGGCCCAGCGCGCCGCCTTCAAGGCCGACGAGCCGACCTGGGGCTCGCTGGTCGACTGGCTGCTCGAGTTCAACAAGGTGCGCGACCGCCGCTGCCTGCAGCCGTCGCCGTACTGACCCGAACGCCGTTCGGCCGAAGAACGCGCCCGCCCGACCACGCTGTGCAGCGCGGCCGGGCGGGCGCTTTTTCTGTTTGCAGCAGGCGCCAGCGCCACTCGCAGCCTGCTCGAATTCCCTCCACGAAACTGCCGCCTTCACGTATCCTTCGACAAGGAGCTCGCAATTCGAGGCGGCATGACGAACACCCTCTATTACGGCGACAATCTCAAGGTCTTGCGCGACTCGATTAAGGACGAGACCGTAGACCTGATCTACCTGGACCCGCCTTTCAACTCCAACGCCAGCTACAATGTCCTGTTCAAGGCCCATTCTGGTAAGGGCTCCCAGGCGCAGATCGAGGCGTTTGAGGACACTTGGGAGTGGGGTGAGCACGCTGAGGCCGCCTACGAAGATGTCATCAAGTCCGGGAATCCGGATGCCGCGAATCTGCTCACGGCGATGCGCAAGTTCCTCGGGGGCAGCGCGATTATGGCCTATTTGGCGATGATGGCGGTTCGTTTGATCGAACTTCACCGCGTTCTCAAGCCCACCGGGTCGCTTTACCTGCACTGCGATCCTACAGCGAGCCACTACCTCAAGCTAATCCTCGATTCAGTATTCGGAGCGAAAGGCTTTCGAAGCGAGATTGCATGGAAACGCTCTAGTGCGCATAGCGACACAAAACAAGGTCGCAAACTCCACGGGCACATCCACGATGTGATCCTGTTCTACACCAAGTCCGATCAGTGGACATGGAACGAGGTCTATACGCCGTACGATGACGAGTATGTTCAACGCGACTACGGCCTTGTTGATGAAGATGGTGAACGGTACCGGCGCGGCGATCTAACGGCTGCTAAGCCGGGAGGTGACACCGAGTACGAATGGCGGGTGAAGAAGCATCAAGGCGTAAAGGAAAGATGGGTCGCGGACCTCGATGACGAGTACCAAAAGCCCAAAGCTGGTTGGGAATACAAAGGCATCCATCCCTATAAAGGTCGGTACTGGGCATATTCGAAGGCCAACATGAGGCAGTTCGCCCAAGACAATCGTCTTCGGCACACGTTCGAAGGGATGCCCGAGTACAAGCGCCTCCTTAAAGAAATGCCTGGTGTACCGTTGCAAGACATCTGGACAGACATCACACCGATCATTGCCGGAACCAGTGAGCGCCTTGGGTACCCAACCCAGAAGCCCGTCGCGCTGCTAGAGCGGATAATTGAATCATCGTCGAACCTCGGCGACGTGATCCTTGACCCATTCTGTGGCTGCGGCACCACGATTCACGCCGCGCAGAAACTGGACCGTCAATGGATCGGGATCGATGTTACACATCTTGCCATCGGCCTGATCGAGAACCGGCTCAAAGCGGCTTTCCCCGGTATCCAGTTCACCGTTGAAGGCACGCCCAAAGACTTCGACGCGGCCGTCGATCTTGCCAACCGAGACAAGTTCCAGTTCCAGTGGTGGGCTGTCACGCTGGTCAATGCCGTTCCCTACGGCGGAAAGAAGAAAGGCGCGGACACTGGCATCGACGGCTACTACTACTGCAAGCCTGATGGGAAGCAGACGGAAGCCGGGATCGTCTCCGTCAAAGGTGGTGACAATCCTGGTGTCAAAGACGTGCGCGACCTGATCGGAGTCGTTCAACGCGAGAAAGCACCGGTTGGTGTCCTGATTACCCTGCGCGATCCCACTGGCCCAATGAAGTCGGAGGCTGCGAAGGCGGGAACATTCGAATGCGCTTGGGGCAAGTTTCAGAAGATTCAGATCGTGACCGTGAAGGAACTGCTGGAAGGAAAGAACCTCAAGCTTCCGCCGCAGGAAGCCGGCGGCGGGCTCAAGCAAGCGTCCAAGGAGGACACTTCAAGCAAGAAGCAGAAGCAGTTGCTTTAGCATGTGCAATCTCTACACGATGCGGCTCTCGCGCGACGAAGTGGCCGGACTGCTGAAGCACTACCAGCTGATTGGCAAGGAATGGGCCGAGGCGGTCGCTGGGAAGAACGACGCCACTAACATCTATCCGAACTACGAGGCGCCGGTGATCGTCGTCCGCGACGGCCGCCGGATGGTTGAGACGATGCGCTGGGGCTTCCCGCCGCCGCCGTTCATGGGCAGCAAGGCGCCGGTGACCAACATCCGCAACACCGCGTCGAACTACTGGAAGCCCTGGCTGAAGAAGCCGGAGCAACGCTGCATCGTGCCGGCGACGGCGTTCTCCGAGCCCGACCGCAACACCAGCAAGCCGGTGCAGTTCCGCTGGTTCAAGCGCGCCGACGGCCAGCCCTTCTTTTTCGCCGGGATCTGGCGCGAGTGGGAGGGCGACAGAGGCACCAAGGCCAAGCCGAACGTCGGCAAGCACAAGCTCTACTCGTTCCTCACGACCGAGCCGAACGGCATCGTCGAGCCGATTCACAACAAGGCGATGCCGGTCCTGCTGATGACGCCGGCCGACGTCGACCGGTGGCTCACTGGCTCACTCGAGGAGATCTTGGAGCTGCAAAAGCCGGCCGACGACAAGGCGATCGTGCTGCTGCCGCCGGCGAAGAAGTCGGACTAGTTGGGCTTGACCGCCTCTCGGCCTCGACCTGGTCGGCGATCTCCTCAATCATGCGCGCCATCTCGCGCAAGGGCGCCGGGCTGCAGTTGCTGCGGATGATCGCCGCGCCGCCCGGCCCCAGCGCCAGCATCATCAAGAAGTAAGGTTCCTCCTCGAGATGCTGCCGTATGTGCCGTCGCACCAGCTTGTCGGCCTCGGTGAATGCCGCCTCGAGGACAGCAACGGGATCGTCTGCCATCCTGTGAGCCTAGCCTAGAACGCCGGCCGGTGCGCCGGCGGGTCGTTCGGGCCCGGGATGCGCTCGAAGCCGTCGGGCACGGCCGACACAAGTTCGCCGCGTTGCCGGCATTGGCTGCAGCGATAGGGGCAGGGATCGTACCTGCGATCTTCCATGCCTCTCGGGATCTCCATGTCAGTGTAGCGCCGGCATCGCCGGCAGATCACGTAGTGGTGCCCGATGATCGTTCTCAGCGCTCGCAATGTGCCAGGCGGATACGGCCAGCGGCCGACCACTAGCCCTTACCGTAGCCGCCGACACTGAGCGTCGGGCCTTCGTACTTCGGAGGCGCCGGCCGCTTCTCGATTCCCGACTCGTCGATCCAGCGCTGCATGGCTTCAGCTTCGGCAGGTGTCCCGAAGCGGAAGTATTTGACCTCCCATTCGCCGCGACCGCCCTGATGGGAGTACCAGCCCGTCGGCCCGGCGAGGCGCCCGGCAGCTTCCCTCAGTTCGCGATCGTCGGTCGCGCGCAGCGGCTCCTCGCGCACCAGGCGGGCGACGAACGGAAGTCCCTTCAT